ACCCCCGTAACAGTTCAATTTGACAATGGTTTTGACTGGGAGTTACTGCACGAACAAAAGCAGGAATTGCTCAAGCTTATCTTCAGCGAGTTTGGCGAGGTCCAAGACGTTCCGCACCCACTAGATTATATCGTGGCAATTATCGATGAAGTGCAATATCAGGCTGCCGACGCTGGCGAGCCCGTAGTTTTTGATGATGACGAACTCAACGACGAGTTAACCGAAATCGATGCTTTGCTGGAAGGAGTAATCGAAAGTGACAAAGAAAAAGTCTGAATACGACGTGTTACAGCTAATAGCCAATGAGCAGCACGAACTGCAGCAAAAGAAGGGCAGCAACTTAGCCAAAAAGCTTGAGTTACTGTCTCGTAAAAAGGCTGCGTGGATACAGACCGGCATTCCGCAAATGTGGGAAGACGTCAAGCACATTGAAGTAAAAAATTTTGCGCGCCGCGACGTCGCCGGAGAAACACCGCCGTTGGTCGATTTTGTTAACCCCTTGGCAGAGTGCAACATATACGGCAACGGGTTAGCGCTGCACGACAGCAGATTTACGGAGGTTGTCTGGCAAGTTATCGCAGAGAACGACCGCAAAGTGGATTCATCCTTGCAATATGTTACGTACGATAACGGATACGTAAATACGCCAGAAGAAATGCAGCAAAGTTTTATCAAATGGCTGGCGCGACGTATTGACCACCGCGTTGTCGTTGATCTGGGTTACACCCCCAAAGAAATCAAAAAAGCTGAGCGGCGCATTCTCTTAGAAGCAACAAATTAACAAATAACCTATGGTAGATTTCAACAAACCCGACGCGCTTGACAACCCAAGCCCCGAAGTTTTAGCGTGGTGTAGCAATACAATGCGCGTTATTTCTCATGGCGGTGTGTGGGGTATTCCCAGATCAGGCACCGTTTTTCGGGTAGATCATGTAAACAAGCAACTTGTTTTAATCATGCCCGGCAATGACGACGATGATGATTTTGATGCCACCAAAAAAGTATTCAAGCACATTGGCTGGGAGGTCGTAAAAGAACATGGACCTGACAGTGCTGAGTAAACCGCTCCGCCCATTTCGGCGCAGCAGGTTTGACGACGAAACAATTTGGACAAAACTCTGGGATGGCGTGTGCTGGGCGCCCAGCAAAGTTTATTACTTTTGCCGCAAATACGCGCAGCGCCTTAAACGCAGCTGGGCGTACGCAAAGTTTGGTTGGGAAAACTACGACTTTGACGGCGAGTACCTGACGCACCTGATAACGTTCAAACTCAAGCGGATGCAAAAAGCGTTACAGGGCGGTTGTTCGGTTCAGGACGACAAATACATGCAGGCGCTTCAGCTAGCGATTCGGCTAGGCGATAAGCTGGAGAGCCACGCGTATCACTGGTTTCTTGACCGACATGACGCCAAATGGGGCGCGGCGCATTTAAATTTTGTTGATGGCGGCGAGCCGTTCAATGGCAAAAACCTGCGATCGATGGAAATTGAGCGCTCAGGAGTGATAGACGCCGAAACCAAAGCGCAAGAACGCGATGAGTTTCGCGCGGCGTATGAAGCCGACGATGCAATTAGACTGCGCGACGCCCGCCTGTTTTTTAGAATCATCGAAAAGTATTACCCCGGGTGGTGGGACTAATGAAAAACGGGCGTATCAGCTTGGGCAAAAACAAGCATATTGAACTACTGCACCCAATCAATTTTGTGCTAATGCAGCGCCCTGAAATAGACGACCCAGACGTAGAGTGGCCAGAACAAGACGATCTGTACCTATACGGTTTCAGTTTTGATTTCACGACAGAACTGTACTGGTTCACATATGACTGGGGTCGCGGTTTCAATTTTCGAATTTTGGGTTTTGGTTTTAGCGTTACACACTACTCACTGTAAGGGAAAACAATGAACAACAACAAGAACTTTTGGCCAGTTATGCTCAGCGCGCTGCTGGCTGGCGTGGTAATCCAGTCGATGTTTATCAGCTGCGCGCCTAGTTCAAACACCGGGAACAACGCTGGTTTTGACGTAGATACCTCCAGCCTTGAGCATCGCTACGCCACGGAACGATTTAAGCAAGAAGGCTATAGCGCTAAAGATGCCCGAACAGCTGCTGACGCGGTAATGAAGTTCCACAACGCACAGAAAAACCGGTAACCATGGCAGAGAAAAAATACAAAGTTTTTGACCGGCGGTTGTTGAGCCACATCAACGAATCGTCGATTGGTTTTAAGTACAACAGAACACTAGACCCTGCGTTTATCGCGCGGCTCCCAGAAGACAAGATTTTTCCTGTAGTGTTTACGATGCTTCATGAGCACCGCGCAGGAAAAGCTTGTGAGCCCCATGTGCGGGTTATGATTGCTGTCCCCAGTGTTGGAGAAACAGCTGGATTGTCAGACCGACTTTTGCTTGACGTAAATATGGATTTATTTGATATCATTCCAGAAATCGGCGTTCCGGAAAATGATCCTGAAACAACGCCGGTTGCGGAATGATTTTAGGAGAATATGCATTCTCCCTCTTTTTACCTATCGGTGGCTATGTTTACTTTAATCAGCCTGTCATGGCACATTGGGTTGTTCAGTCTTGTCGCAATGTCGTTTTTCATGGTGTACATCAGCAAACGTTACGGTCGATGATAGGTATGTCTTTACTCTGTATTCTGAGTAATCAGATACGTAGTACGGTCAAACTGGACACTGCGATCTTCCGCGTGTCGCTTGACACGATTCCCGAGCCGAATATGATAGGCGATTCTTCGACATGGTCGCAGCATAGCGGACGCGACCAGCGCTGACAACTCGTTTTGCAAGGAAGCATCATGACGCAAAAAGATTCTTCTCACGTCGCCGAAAAAGATGCGGCGCTCTTACGTCACCGCCCACGCCGCAATGAGCGGTGCGCTTGCGGTAGCGGCAAAAAATTTAAACATTGCCACGGCACCACGCCAAACAACATCAATTGGCGTAAGCCCGCCTACATCGACGGCGGCGAGTCTCCGGTGCGTTGGGTTATTGTTAATCGATCCGGCACTAGTTTCTTTTCGACAAAAGACGACAAGCTTATGGTGTTTAAGTCTCGTGCGGACGCCAACGCCATTGCCATGTTGGATTTTTTTGCGGATCAAGAACCCGGCGACATTAACGTTGGGGGCGTAGGGCCGACAAAATGGCAGCATTTGCAAGATACGCTGCCGTACATTGAAGTTGAAAACGCGGATCAGGGTTTTGTGTTTATTCAAGAACGCATCGACTTTGCCCGCGACACGTATCTAAACGCTGCCGGCGCTGACGCCGACATTCCTCCCACCGAAACGGATTCGCAGGAGAACTAATTCGCATGGCATCGCGGCCCACAGCACGCGCTACGGCGCATGGTTGGAACGACTCGTGGTGGGATTACGTCAAGCACGGGCAGCCAATGGACCCCGCAAAAAAAGCGGAGTTAGCGGCTAAAAAGAAAGCGCGTCAGCAGGAAACAGCAAACAAGGGTTTGCGGTTTATTATTTTGAAAAGCTCGCGGTATGTAGACGAAACCGATCTCTCGGTTACTGACGCGTACACCGGACCTACTTGTCGCCGCGCTAAAGTTGAGCCGGGGCAGGTCTATACGTCGTTTGAGACGGCGCAAGCAGACGCTGACAAACTGTCAAAATTCAACTCTGCAGGATTTGAAGTGCACCCTCTTTCATCATGATCTATAGCGACTACACGGATGTTTTACGCGGCAATCGAATCTCGCCTCCGCATGGCGAAAATGCGGCAAAATCGTATTGCCCGCGTGATGTCCCGGGCGCGACACATATTCGCGCTGGTGACGACATTCGGGTTAGCGCGCAATCGTGAGAAACGCGCGGTACGCCGACGATGGCGTAAGTTTCAAGGCTGGTGGTTGCATACGCTAGAGCAGCTTTGCACTCACGGATTATGGTCACCGGTTTCAGACCAGTGTTTTTCTAATCTCACTGCAAACGAAGCCAACCGATTTGATTTCGCGTTTGGCTTGTGCACGCGGTGTCTGCCTTTATGTGTGAAGTGGGTAGAGTCTCGCGCGTCTTTTGTGCGGCGTCTTCGTCGCAAAATAAACGCGCAGATTATTCCCTGCCGTAAGACGCATTTCTGTCCATCTTGTTTTGCGTCTTTGTCGGCCAACCAGTATCGAAAATTTAAAGAGGTCGTAAACGATCTTATTCAGAGTCACGCCGTCGTTAGCGTTACGGCGCACGTCTCTGCTGTGTTTATTCCAGCGACCACACTGTACGATAAAAATCTGCAGCAGGACGAGTATTTACGGGAAAACATTGGAGCTCTTCGGCAGGCTATAACGCACGCAAAAAATTTGCGGCAAAAGCTGCACAAGCGGTTTCAGCGCAACACGCTTGGGTCGTTCTGGCGGATCATCGCTGTTCCAATGCCAGACGGCTGGCGTTTGGAAACTCGATGGGTGGTGCTGCATCGAAGCGATACGCCCCCACCGATTGAAGACACTGACGACAGTCACGTACGGTTTCACAAAACTGTGGCTTTAGAGTACTCAACGTGGGCCGAGCGGTTTTCTAGCGGCGACCTTGATGACACGCTGGCCGACGTGCTGGCTCGATTTGCTAAATATCCAGTATCGCTCATTCGCGGCGATGTAGACCTTATTGCTGCGTGGTTAAACGCTAGCGCAAGAACAAAAGTTTTGCTCGGAACTGGTCTTTTAAAACAAGCCGGCCCAAGCCTTATTGGTCACTACAAAAAACGCGACAAGCGCACACGCCGAGCTCGCGCGTACAGGAGAAGTCGTCTTGCCGGGCAAACGACGCAAACGCGCAACACGTAATGGTGTTGCTCCGGGTATTGCGTTTGACCCTGCGCCTACCACGCAGCGGTTACGCTACTTGTGTGAGTTCTTGTTTGCCGGCGACCCCTATGCCATGGCGCAGGCGCTTGGCGTTTGTTATAGGCACTTCTATACGGTTTACGACGGCCGGTGTAAATTGTCGATTCGCATGGCGGGGCAAGTTATTGCCGCGCTGAACGTTCGGGCCGAGTGGCTGCTAAACGGAACAGGGCCAATGCTAGCGACAGACATTTCTGAAATTCGATTTCATCTTGCGCCGACTATACGTAGTTCGTTTCCGTTAAAATCGGCTGATCGGTTTATCCGGCCGGAAACTGTTTGCGCGGCGCCGTCTGATAATGCTGCGCCAGAAGCTGTGGGTGATTACTCGGAAGCCGCCACCGCGCTTTTTAAGGCGCGTGTGCAGAATGCTCCGGTACTCCTGTTGGTCGGCGGCACCGCGGCACCAGCTGGCCCGGCAATGGCTTCTTTTATCCGTAGTGGTTATGCCGGCGCTGCTGGCTTTACCCTGCAGGCGGCAAAACAAGATGCCTCGCCGGCACTAGCCGCAGGTGAATTAGACTTAAACAACATAGCTAGGTTTGCTGCCGCCGTTGGCCGAGGATACGGGGAGGCTATTGCGTCAAAGATTCATAGTCCCCGTTCTCCGTGGCCCAGAGAGCACAGCGCCTTGGCTGCGGCATACGACAACTCGCTGCCGATAGCTGTACAGGTTGAGCTTGGTGAAATACCCGAGCATTTTGGCCCAGTGCACGCCGGCGCAGAGTTAGGCGCCGCTGTTGGTTCTGCAGCGTATGTGGACCAGCTTGTGTTGGCTGACTATTTGCAAAAAATTGACTGCCATGACGCGGCAGTCATTATTTGCGTTGGAGAAGCACATCGTTGGCTGACTGCCTTATCGCGGCAGTCAACCTTACTTCGGAAAATCATCTTGGCAGACGCTGACACATCGGCGGCGCAGTGTTTTTCGCAAAAAGCGGCGCAGGTGATCTACATTGACAATAGTGCTTGTGTGTTTTTTCGTGAATTGCTTGTGGCGGTTCAGGCGGCTCAAGCCGCCGGTGAAATGACTGGAGAATAGAGTGGCAGATAGTGTTTTTGAACAAGTCGATCAGTTTGTGCTGCACTCTTCCGCGCCGACAGTTCCGAAAGAGGACGTATTGTCGGCGCAAGAGCAGCTCACCTTTGTGACGTCGCTTATTGACTTCTGGAAGCAGGTACCTAAAGCCTGTCGCGCTCAGTTGCAACGCGTGTCTGAAAGTATTTCGCAGCTTGATTTCCCACTAATTGGTGGAGATTTTTACTCGGCATTGTTTTCTAGCGAGCGGATTGCCAGCGCAGAGAAGAAATACGGTTTGTCGCAGGAAGAGGTTTTTGCTGCGTTGCTGTACGCGCTGCAGCTGTTTTTGATGCGGTCTGACCCAAAGACGGCGGTTATCGATGACTTGTGGAAACTGGTTGTAATTGCGCTGGAGAAAGCGGCCAACAGAAACAAGCCGACCAACGAGCCCGAGCTGTACAACGAGCGCATGGTGTCTCGGGTATTTAAACACCGCAAACAAACCATTGCGTCGTTGGGCGCCGTCAACGCCGAGTATGTGTATTTTGAAACCCCGGTAGCCGACGACAAACATGGGCCAGAGCTCCGCGGACTGGCATTTATTTCTCGCACTGATTTGCCAAAAGCAAAGCAGCCTGCTTTCGCCAATAAGCTTTTTGTGTTGCTCGAAACCGGCGAGCACATTATTGTCGAGACAAATGCTTCAAACCTAAGCCGCCACGCCGATCCCGAAGCCTACGAGAAAATTCCGGCGAGCTTGTTGCTGCAGGCGGTAATTGCGGCGCCACTGATGGTTCGCATGGGCGTTATTACTCGGTCTCAGGCTGATACTATCGCAGAAACGTTTGGTGAGTTTATTGCGCCTGTAACAGCAGAGATTATTGCTGACACGGCGTCCATGCTGCCGATTGAACAGGTGTTTGTGCGGGCGCACGCCAACACGGCTTATGCCGGGCACGTTACTGGACCCAACGGAGCCGAGGTGCGGTTTCCCGCACTAAGCATCGACGACACCAATCAGCTCGCTTTTGTGTTGCGCGCGCGGATTACGCCGAGCAGCTATTACTTGGTATCTAGTCTGGTGGCGGGCGGAGACGACTCTCCCGATGTACCCATCATGAAAAATGACTACCCAAGACAGCTGTCTCCATACGGCGTATACTTATTTCCAACGTCGCAGGATTTGTTCGTGTTGTCGGCTTTTCCGCACAACTTTATTCTTGGCCCCGAGGGATAGGCGGCATGTATTTGTTCATGGACACGGAAACCGGCGGGCTAACGCCAGACCGTAGTTTGCTTACGGCGTCGTTTATTCCGGTGGACAAGAATTTCGGCATTATGCCGCTTACGTATTTCGATCCGCTAATGCAGCGGACAGAGCACGCTGAGTGCGGCCTGTATCTGGCTATTAAGCCGGAGACGTACGTCATCGACCAAGAGGCGTTAGCCGTTAACAAAATCAACATCGCCGAGCACGAGCGCGACGCGGTACCGGTCGACATGGCTCGCCGGCTGATCAACAGTTTTGTAGAAGCCGCGCGCAAAGAATCCGGCAAAAAGTATCTGGTCCCCGCCGGTCACAATGTGGCGTTTGACGTGCAGTTTTTGAAAGCGCAAATCTTCACTGAAGAAGAGTGGGACCGGTTGTTCACGTACCCGTTTCTGGACACAGCGTCTGCTGCGCGGTTCCTCAACGCAGCTGGGGCTATTGACGGCGGGTACTCGCTGACCACGATGCGGTCCAAGTTTTTGAGCGCCGATTTTGGAGTTGCGCACAACGCAGAAGTGGATAATCTGACGACTATCGCGTTGGCTCAAAAGCTCACTGAATTCGTTCAACGGCGCGCCAGCGCCTAAATCGCGTCAAACTTCCGCGATCTGGCACCCTAGTCATGAGTGGGTCATAACCGTGAAGCGTACAGCAAAGAAAGGTGATACTCCAATTTGTGTGTGCGAAGCCGTGGTATAAAAGGACGTTACCGCGCGAAGCTGCCCGATGGTGTAACGGTAGCACAAGAGATTTTGGCTCTCTTAGTCTAGGTTCGAATCCTAGTCGGGCATTCGGAGGTTTTAAATGAGTACTAGCGTAAATCTTTGGGATCAGCTAGACGTACCGCACAAAGGTTGGATTTTTTTAGACGTTATAGATACGGAAACAGCAGAAGCAACCTGCGAGATGTGCGGAAACGAGCGTATTCGTTATGTACATATGATGGCGCACGCAGATTACGCCGCACGACTCAGTGTTGGTTGTGTGTGCGCCGAAAAAATGGCAGATGATTATGTTAACCCGCGTCGTCGCGAACGTAAATTGCGCAATGCTGCTGCAAAACGCATTCGCGACAAAAAACGTGAACTTGAAAATAAAGAAACGCGGCGACAACAAATACTTGACGCGGTGTGGCAAGAATCAAAAAACGGCAATCCGTATTTGCGCATAAATCTATACTACAGCGACAGTAGCCACATCTGGACGCGAAAAATTCACGCTGTAGTAGTCAAATCAAAATTTACAGCTTCTTGGGCATTCTCTGTCGATGGCGTGTTTTCATCGTATAAGCACGCCAGCATAAACGCGGCGATGGCGGCGGCAAAACAAGAAATTTTGCGCAAATTTGTTTAGGTTCGAATCCTAGTCGGGCATTGGTTTAATTTTACTTTTGGAGAACAACATGATTAAAAACAATTTGGTGTACCAGTCTTATCGTTCGGCTAAGCAAAAGACAGAGCGGCGTTTAGTTGGATTGCCGCTGCGTAAGCATTTAATCAAAAACATTTGTCGCGTCATGAAGGAGTATGCTCCGCTTGTTGGCGTAACTCAAAAAGAAATTGCTGCCGACATTAAGGCTATTCAGGCGTGGAAACTTGATGCGGTGACAGATTGGTACTTCCTATACGACGCGCTTGGGTCTTCTTCTCGCCTTGATATTGAACTGCTTGATTTTTGTTCTTATGCGCGGTCGCGCTGGTGGTACAACCAACTTTCGCGGTAGAGTATTTTTTGGTTTTTGATCGGCTCCTCAGTGACAGCGACTAAGGCGGCGCTTTGGTGCGCCGGTACCCAACAGCCACGTGCTTGACCTAACCCGACGGGGTGAACTACACAGCATGCCGGTGAGGTACATAGCGGGTGCAATTCCCGCCCGATCAATTCGGAGGCTGACGTTAGAGTTACAAAAATTTGTTTAATAAGGACGCAGTAATGACATTCAACGAACTGGAAGAGAAGGTACTGCAGTGGGCGATAGACCGAAAGATCATCCCCAACAGCAATCCGACAGCGCAACTCATGAAGACGATGTCGGAGTTGGGCGAGTTAGCCGACGCCACGCTCAAGGACAATCGACACGGCATTGTGGACGGCGTTGGCGACGTGCTGGTGACACTGATTCTGTACTGCAAATTACAAGAAATCAGCGTAGCGGCATGTTTAGGCCGTGCCTACGATGAGATTAAAGATAGAAAAGGCACTTTAACACCAGAAGGTATTTTTGTGAAGGAGACAGCATGATCGATCCAAATAAAGTAATAAATGACTGCGAGCAAGCCGATCATATTATGCAGGATCAACGGGCCGAAATTGATCGGCTCAAGGAAGCCATCCGCCGCCTCGCTGACCAAGACGCCACGCTCTCGGTGTGCAACGGCAACGTGATTGTGACGATGGACGCCACTCTCACCGACGAGGAGCGGGAGGCGGTGGAGTGGGCGGAAGAACTCGCTGGAAACTGCGAAGAGTTTGATCGCGTGAACACGCTGCGCAACCTACTAGAGAGAACGAAGTGACTAAAACACAATGTCAAGTTCCGTCGCAAATAAACGTGACGCTCACAGACGAGCAGCGAGAGTCATTGCGGGCGTCCTTGTCAGGCGGTGCAGGAGGCCCGCTGGTTCATCCACCGCAGCCCGCGCTCACCGCCGATGAGTGGGAAGCCGTCTGGCTGGCAATCGGAATGTTCGCGGAAGGGCCGGAGCATATCAAGCGACATGAGGAAATGGCCGACACGCTGCGCAACCTGCTGGAGCGGCTAGGAGGTGCAAAGTGAGCGACACAAACAAGCCTGTGGCATGGGCAGTGACGCCGAACGGCCGCGACGAGGAGATTGACTGCGAGTTCATCTACCCTGACGCCGCGACTGCCGGAGACGTTGCGCTGGGTTGCGATGGCGTGGTGTTGCCGCTCTTTCGTCCGAAGCCACCGCCTGCCACCACGCTCACCGACGAGGAGCGGGAGGCGTTGAATCGCGGAATCGACGCGTTGTACGGCGTGGAGGACGTATCGGATGGTGCGTGCCGCAGAGACGATGCCGCAGCGAGGACGCTCCTCGCGTTACTGGAACGACTGAAGTGAGAACGATGCGATCTGCGGCGCAGTCCCCTCAATCGCGTGGTTCTGGAGACACACACACATGACAATCACTCAAATAATCGGTGCTGCACTGATCGCATCCCCCTTTGCGGGCGTTGCGGTGTTGTGCCACATGCACGGCGGCTGGCCCGCCGTTGCTGTAGTGTTTGGGGCGAGCGGAGCCGTTGTTGCTGTTATCGCACTTGGGTGCCGACTTCTGGTTCCATAACGCTTGCGATCTGCGGCTCGTCCGCAGCATCGCGTGGTTCTCTCAGGGAGTCTGGTGCGATCAATGAGATGGTTCATCTGCAAAAACCACAGCGGCGAGAAGTTTGTGAAACGCTGGTACGCGATCTGGCCGGTGACGGTCAAGGGTGAGACGCGATGGTTGGAGTGGGTCGCCGTGGAATACCGGAGGGTGTTCTACGTCGGCAAGGATCACATTCAGCACGGGGAGCAGGCGGTTCGGTTTGTGAGTTGAGAGAACACGCAGGATCAGGAGCGGCGAACAATGAGCGATGACAACACGCAGGACGGTGCCGAGCCGTCTCCTGCATCCGCTGGTTATCCGCAGCAAGTCGCCTGCGACGCTTGCGGTGGTTCTGGAAAGTTCTGCGTAGGGGAGACATTGGTCAGCCGCGACATGGCGATAGACGCAGAGTGTCCGTCGCTTGAGGGCACGCACTACGAGTACGAGTTCGCGCGGTGCCCGGCTTGCGGCGGCGACGGTTGGGTTCTTGGATAACGACAAGGATAAGCGGCGGCTTCGCCGTCCGCTTCATCCGCTGGTTCTGCGTCAAACGAGGTGAGACATGAGAACGCTTGAAGACGAAGAAGACCCCTTCATTCCGACTCCGTCAGAGGCTCGTCGCTTCGGGCGGCTGGACAAGATGCCGGAACATAAGCGACTGAAGGCGACAGTGCGGATGTTTTTGGATGCGATCAGGTGTGTGCCGATGCGGGCGATTGACTGCGATCAACTTCTGGTAAGTGAACTGTTGAACCGTCTGCACGATGAAACAAAACCAAACCGCAAGAAGAAGCGTCGCGCAAAGTGACGCAGAACGCCAGAGATGAATGGCTGCGAACACAGGAGCATGACACATGACAGACGAAAATGAGCAGTCCATTCCATCGCGTGGTTCTCACGGGGAGCCGTGCGCGTGGGCTGTGGTGCTTGCTGACGGCCAGCGAATCTACGATGTCTATGGCATCGAAGAAGAGGCCAAGGCGATTGACGAGGCAGTTACTGGGAATCACGGCATCGTCCCGCTCTACCGCTCTCCCACGCTCACCGACGAGGAACGCGAGGCGCTTGCTGAAGCGATTGGAGCCTACAACGACAACGACGACGACGAGGAATGTGCTAAGATTGCGGCCACGCTTCACGGCTTACTGAAGCGGCTGGGCGGTTAATGTCAAGTTTTGTTGCAAAAAAACTAGGAGCAACTAATGACCGACAAAGAGAAAAACCGCAGTTACATAACAGCATGTGTTTCGTGCGGCGGGCGTATTCAGGTCACAAACGGCGTCAGTGGCAGGCACGAATGCTCTAAACGGCATGACGCCGCGCAAAAAGCTGCCGACACGCGGGCCTACGATGACGTGCCAACGCGGCGAAAACAATCCCTACTGACGCGGCTTTCAACCGGGTTTAAAATGCTGGCCGAAAAAGAAGACGACGACCCCGAGTGACCTGTCGCAAAAACGGAAAAATAGCGACAAGTTTTGGCAATATGTCGCCGGTAACAACATCAGGAGGATAACGTGACCGACAAAGAAATTGAGCAAAAGTTGAGTTTGTGGGGAGCCGGCCGGCCAAAGACCGCCGAGGGGCAGTTAGCCTTGCAAGCCGCAGACGTTATTTCCAAACTTCGTGCCGATCTGAAATATGAGCGCGCCCGCGCTGATTTGAATGACCACACTGAAGAATTAAGAGAACTGTACGCAAAAAATAAGGCGCAATAATGAGTCCAGAACTTGAACAACAACTGATCAAAAAATACCCTGCGCTATTTCAAGATACAGACAAACCGGCAACGGAAAGTCTGATGTGCTTTGGCTGCGAGTGCCGTGACGGCTGGTACAACATTATTGAGAGCGCGTGCGGAATCATTTCTCACTACATCGAGCAACGGCGAAAAACAAACGACCTTTCGTCATTTCGCTGGATGCAGATTAAAGAAAAATTCGGCACGCTGCGGCTGTATCACTCCGGCGACGCAGACGAATACATTTTGGGTGTAACTGACATGGCGGAAGACCTTTCCGGTTCTGTTTGTGAAGTGTGCGGAAATGTTGGCCAGCTGTGCGGTACTGGGTGGTATCAAACACTCTGCCCTGAGCACGAAAAGCTTCTTCCGTGATGGCGGTTATCGGCAAAAGCTGGTAGAATATGCCCGAGGAATTTTGCCGTGTTTAGTGCCGCACACATGTCAAAAGCCGAGTTGGATTTTATTCGTTTGTACGTGCAGATCACGCACAAACGCTTTGCGGCATTGCAGGCCGTGTTGAGCTTGGCGCATCCAGACAATCTGGCGCTTTTGGACATGGTGCACGCTACAGAATTGGTAGCGCACATGGAGCGGCTACAAAACGATTTTGACGGGCAGATACAGCAACTCCAGTTAAAACACAATATTCCGTCTAAACGTTTGCCGCCTGCCCCGCCAACAAATGAGCAACTGGCCGACATTGTTGTCATGTCATTTTTCAAAGTTGTCGGCGTAATGAACGCGACAAACGGTTTGATGGCAAAGACAAAACAAAACGGGTGGTTTAGCGGTAAACCCAAAGAGTGGAATGATCTTTTCGACAAGCTGGCGACCGACTTACCCGAAAACCAAATGGATTCGGCGCTGTCGCCTTATCTAAAATCTGTCGCCAAGTTTTTTCCAAAATATTATCCCCCCGGGAACTGGTCAAAGTTGTTTCCGCCTCCGCAGCAAGAATTTTACGAAGACGACGAATACGACGAAGAGTGGGACAACGAATAGGAGGGCCTATGCGGCCGTTGTTTGTTTTTTGTGCTGATTTGCATTTGGAAGATGGCGCTTGGACTTCTCGGATAAACATCTACGGCGACGCGTATTACAGTTTTAAGCAGATCGTAGACCACTGCATTGAGCACAAACTGCCGCTCATACTTGGCGGCGACGTGCTGGAAAAGAAAAGCAATGCGGCGCGTCCAATTGCAAAACTGTGCGCCGAGCTGACCCGCATGCAGGACGCCAAACTCCCGGTGTACTACATTCAGGGTAATCACGAATATGATCGCTATGCGCCGTGGCTAAGCGTGCACCCGTGGCCGACGCACATGCATAACCTCACAGTGGTGTTCGACAACGTCAGCGTGCACGGCATCGATTGGTTACCAAAGGGAGAAATTCAAAAAGCGCTCAAAGATGTTCCGGCGACTACAGCCGTACTTGTCACGCATCAGGTGTGGCAAGATTTTATGGGCACCGTTGGGCGAACCGAATGCGATTTGTCGGAGGTGCACTACGCACACACAGTCCTCGCCGGTGACTTTCACGTTACAAAAGTAGCTGAAGGTACAAACGCGCAAGGAAAACCGATTCGCATGTTGTCTCCGGGTTCAACTGCTATGCAAGACATCGGCGAAGAACCCGAGAAGTTTTTCTTCGTTATTTGTGTTGACGAAGCGGGCAAAATTGTTTTCGCCCCGCATCGGCTGCAGACACGCAAATTTTTGAGTTATGTTGTTAAAACAGCGGAAGAGCTGGACGAACTGTGCGCCGGCAAACTGGCAAACGCTGTTGACCGGGTACTACAGGCGGCCCGGCTTTACGTTCCGCCAGAACTAGCAAAACCACTGGTTCGGGTGAAATTCAACAAAAACCTTCCGGACGCTTATCTTCGAATCACGACGGCCGGCGCTGACATAGCGCATTTGTTTTGCGACGCCATTGCGGATCGTGACGATGAGAACAAAGACCGCCCCGCCCGCCCGCGAGATGAAACAAAAAACGACTTACTGCACGCAATCGCCGAGCTGCTTGGCGACGACACAGATGAATATCGCTTCGCGCAAGAAATACTTGCGGCTACAAATCCAAAGCGGCTCGTTGAGTCGCACCTACACGAATATGTGAAAGGGGCAGGCAATGCAGCTATTACGGCTGGAAGTTCAGAACTGGGTGCACCACCGGAAACGGGTTTGTGAGTTTACCCGCGGCCTTGTCGCCATCCTTGGCGAAAATGGTTCCGGCAAAAGCAGCTTGTTCGGCGCGGTCAGCTGGCTGCTTACTGGAGAAAACCCCAACTACGGCACTAAAGCCGAAAACATCTCTCAATACGCCGAAAACGACGAGCCGGCTTTTGCGCGACTTGAGTTTGAGCACAACGGCCATATCGCCGTAGTAACTCGCTGGCTTCGGCCCGAAAAAGAAACAGCCACGATGCTCGTCGACGACGTCGAGGTGGCCAGAGGCGACAAAAGCGTCACCGCGGCTATTGAGCAGTTGCTTGGAATTGACGCCAAGTTTATTTCGCGGTTTATCATTGTTGGTCAGCTAGACATTTTTTCGTTTATTGACCAACGGCAGAGCGAAGTCGACACTTTTTTTCAGCACCTCTTCGGCACAGCAAAAGCTCAAAAATGCGCCGCTGCCGTAGGCGACGTTCTTCTGACAGCAAAGCCACCCGAGATATTGCGCACGTCGGCGGAGCTGCAGTTGGTAAGAGACGCGTTGGCTACAAAAATAAAAGACGCTCAGGACCGCGTCGACGCTATTCCGACAATTGACGCATTTTTGAAAATGCAGCAGGTAGATCAGGCTATTATCGAGCAATGGCGTTTACGTGAAAAACTTGGCGCAGAGCTTTCAGCACTTGAGCAGCGGGAAAAAGAGTACGCAAAAGAGCTGCAAATAGATGACGACCAGTTGACTCAGTACGCTGCTGATCTCGCCGCGCTTACCGAGTCCGCTGACACTCAAGACGCAGACTACACATCGGCGAAGGTTGCTTTAGCGCATTGGGGCAACTACAAGACTATTGCTAGCCAACGCCGACAGATTGAAACACAGCGCGCGGGAATCGCTACTGCTCGAAACGAGAATATACGCCCGGAACCAGTGACGCAGTCGGTGATTGACATGGCTGCGCAAAAGTATGCGCATTTGCATCAAGAGATCACGCGGCTGCGAAATTTTGTTAGCGCTTTTTCAAAGGCCGGCACAGCCGAATGTCCGACGTGTCATACGCCGACCGCGAACTTACAGGCGCAACTCGATGAGTCGAAAAAGTTGTTGCCGATTCTGCAAGCACAGGCCGTAGACGCGCAAGAAGCCTTGACAGAGCTGCGAAAAGCCGCAGACGGTTATGCAAAGTGGGAAAAGACAGATCACGAATTATCGGTACGGGAACAGGCGCTTCAAACATCACTAGCGCAACTTACAGCCGTCTCCCCCCCGACAGATGACGAAACGATTCTGCAGCAAACTGTAATAGATTACGAGGAGTTGCAGGCGGCAAAAATCGGGCTTAATGAGCTGCTTCAAAAGCTTCGTGAGCACCGCGCCCAGCTTGCCGGAGTCGCTACCACAATCGCGGAACGGAAAAGCGAAATAGATCAATCTGTCGCGGTTATTTCTACGACTCAGGCTGACGCACATTTGGCTTCTTTACGGTTGGAAAAACTCAAAGAGCGGTGTGCTTTGCGGCAGTCACTAGAGCGCGAATTTGAAGAACTTCGTTTTTCTGATCGACAATTAGCCGAGCAGCAGGCAAATAGTCAAAAACTGGAGGAGGAGGCAGCCCGGCTTAAAAACTGGACAGAGCAAGCGACGCGCGTTCGGGAGGCTTTCAAGAGTGCCCCGCGGCTTGTGGCTACAAGAAATCTGCAGCGGCTGGAGACAGCCATTAACGAGCTGCTGCAAATTTTTAGCGTGAACTTTTTAGTCCGCGTCGCCACCGACGGTACCCCCACGTTTGTGGCCGAATTTTATGACGGGCGAAAACAAGTTGCGCAGCGGTTGTCCGTCGGGCAGAAAACAGTTTTGGCGCTTGCGTTTCGCGTAGCGTGTAATGCAATGTTTGCAGAAGAAATTGGTTTGCTTGCGCTCGACGAGCCTACCGCTGCTTTGGATTCTGTGCGTATTCAAGCGCTCGCTCCGGTTCTGGAAAAGCTACGAGAACTATCGACGGCAAAAGGGTTACAATGTCTATTGGTGACGCACGCGTCTTCTTTGTCGCATTTGTTTGAGTCGACGATAGAACTCGAAGCACCGGAAACCCGCCATGTCAAAAAATTATGACGAGACTGTAATGCGGTTGCACACAGACCAAAACGGTATTGTGTGGTTTGCACGCGGCCTAGACGCGCCGACGTCTTCCGAAAAAAATACAGACACGTTTATGCTGACGCCGGTTTGTTCTGGCAAAAGCGCGGTATTTCGGTTAATTGGAGCTGCGCAAAACGCTGAACTAATTTGCGGGCTTTTTTTACGGTTGCGTCAAAAAGAAGTCTTATCTGTTGAGTTGGGCGGACCGAATATTTTTGACGACAATTTGCGACAACTTGACGCGCAGCAGGTTGTTATGCGCATGAATGGTGTTCGTTTACCGGCATCCCGTGGCGGCTGGCACTCAGCAACCTACGCCGACTACAACATATACGGCTTGCTGGCGCGTTTAAACCGAAACGGTTTTATGCCGGATACGCCGGCTAAGATTCATTTTGGTTCGCACCCAATTGCAAAAATTCTTCAGTTTATTCCAACACTGTCAGAGTCAGACGCGGCGGTCTTTGCTGCTACCGTCATCGACCCGCGTTGGTTTTCTGATCGGCGCACAACTGATTGCACTAAAAACGTGTTTAACTTTTTGGGGCTTACGCCGGCGTCGCAGCGCCGCGTGAGCGATCCGACTGCAATTTTAACGCGTGTTCGTGACGTACGTTGCGCTAGAGTTTTGGCCGCGTGGAAAAGCAAAGAAATTTCTCCGGACAGCGTAGACCTGAAAAACCCGGCAAATTTTTTGTACCGTATTTGGCACGCTGCCGGCGGTGGGCCAAAGGGGGACTTGCGAGCTTCGCAGGCTTTTGTACAGTATGCGGTGTCGAACTGGCTGTCAGCGCTGGAGCAGCGCGCCGGAGTCAGGGACGGGCTATTTGCGCCTAACCTGTATTTCAAAACACCAGCCGAGCAAAAAGCTTACACGCAATACGCCGCGGCCGTTTCGTGACCTATGCAGGAAGTAGCAATCACTCTGCGGTTTAACCGTGTCTGTCTAGGCGCTGCCAGACGACGACGCAACGGGCAAACTATATTTTGCTTTGACCGTGATCCGGACGGCAGAGTGATGTTTATGCCCGCGGCGTGGCTGTCGTGTATGCGGTACGCTGCCAAGCTCTACAACCGATTCCATACAGACGTAAAAAACATCGATTGGTGTCCGCTTGTAATGGGTACGCCAAAACCAGACTGGCGGCGAACAATCATTTCAAACGCCAACAAAGAAGACACCCGGGCGCATTTTGCCGTGCATGAAGCCTTCAAGCCCGGCGACAAAATCACGTTGAGCGCTGTATTGCCGCAAGAAATTGGCGTGGAAGATTTTACCTACATGTTGACAATTGTCGGCAAATACCGCGGCTTCTCGCCGTTTAACAACAATCAAGAAAAATATGGCACATTCGAAGTCATCTCAGTCGACCCAATCGCCGGACCCGGATCGGAATAGGTTTGCGGGTCTGCGTGTCGTTATCCATAAAACGGGTAACGTGTTGCGGCTGATGGGCGAGAACAATACGCCCCTGCCGCCTGAACTAATTAAAGCTGTTACGCGCGGCCTGCAGTATTCGCACGTCGAGCAGCTTCACGGAAAGTCGCACCGTAACCCAATTACGGGGCAGCGGCTGTTTTTCCAGACACGGGAATACAAACTATACCGCGTCGAGAACGGCCAGATTACTTTGCTTTTCGGCTACACTGCCCGAGCGCTTAAACGCCTCCGGCGGCTCGGTTGCGAAATTGCGTTTTTTGACCTAAGCCCGGCACGTGCGCGACCAAACTGTTATGTCCCGCAATGGGAGGGTCTTGCCGGCCGCATCGAGTTCCGCGCCCGGCAGGACGAGTGTTTAAATACGATTGCCCGCGTACCTTGTGGCATCATCAAAGCAGTTACGGGCTTCGGCAAGACGACACTGATCGGAGCTGCCGCGCTGCTGTTTCCTGAGGCGCGTATTGATGTCGTCACAAAATCTGTCGACGTCGCTGAGCGTATTGTGCGCAGTCTGCGGCGGTTCGTGCCAAAGGTCGGACTCATTGGTGACGGCTCCCGCCGCCGTGAGCGCGTCACAGTAATCACCGCCGGCAGTTTGGCGCACGCCGACGGCGACGCGGATTTTTTGTTTGCAGACGAAGTGCATCAGTTGGCCACAATCAACTTCTCGACAACGATAGCGGATCGGTACCGCAACTCACGCAACTTCGGTTTGAGCGCCACGCCGTATGCTCGGATGGACAACGCGCACGAAGTTTTGGAGCCGTTGTTCGGCCCGATGATTTTTGAGTTGACGTATCAGCAAGCGGTCGAGCTCGGGCTCGTCGTGCCTGTTCGCGTCAAATGGCTGCCTATCAGGCTCAGTCACAATCCTGCAGAACGGTTTCAGAATCGTATAGCGAGAAAACGGTACGGCATCTGGACAAACCATGAGCGGAACCGTATGATCGCCGAAGCCGTTCGCGAGTATCCAGAAGAGTCTCAAATTCTGATACTCGTTGAGACCATTGAGCACGCTGTTTATTTGGGGGCGCAATTACCGGAGTTTACGCTGGTGTATTCCAGCATGGATAACTATGACTGCTCTAAGTACAGAAAAATGGGTTTGCTGCCAAAAGACTACAGGCCCATCTCCGACATTCAAAAGCACAATTTCCGCGACCAGTTTGAACGTGGTGAATTACGGCGCGTAATAGCCACGGATGTGTGGTCTACGGGCGTTGACTTTGAGCAGTTGAATGTACTTGTGCGTGCCGATGATCGTGACAGCGACATTGTGGACGTTCAAGGTCCCGGTCGTGTCAGCCGTATTTACACGGCTCCTGACGGCACATCAAAAGAGGTCGGCGAAGTAATAGACTGCATGGACGTATTCGATCCCACTTTTTACAAGAAAAGCGCTGGTCGTCGTGATAGCTACAAACTACTTGGATGGGAGCAGAATTGGAATGATGCTCAAAGAAACTGGCGCAATATCCCCAACCATGAGCCGTGATGCTGAAATTCTAAAACCAGACTGGCACACCCGGCTTACTGACAAACAACTGATGGCGTACATTCGCTATCAGTTTATTCGTTTAAAAGAGCACGTTATTGATCTTGATTCCCCGGCACACACGCACCGGCGCCCGAACTGGGACGGCGGCGAAAATAGCGCGGGTGTCACCTACAAGGCTTTGTGGCCAAAAGCCATGAACGCCATTAAGGAACGAGAAGCGCATCCCGGCGTTTGGGTGACGGCGCGGTTCTCGCCAATTGCGCTATCGTTTGATTTGTCGAACCGCATGTCAGCCCCGCCGATTAAACCGTCGTCGCTAGCCGACCACAATGCCGCGACAATTTACGCTGAATACTGCAAGCGGTTTACCGGGTCATTTACGTTTAATTTGAACATTGCGTTGAAGGTTGTGGCGTCGCGTTTGCGTGAGCTAGCGGCGCACCCAATGCCGGAAAACGCCCGGGTATTTTATGTTCTTTGTGACGAGGCGCATCTTTCAACGCCGGCATTTTTCCGGCACGGCATGGCCTCCGCCGCCGAGTGCGATAAAGCGGCGCTCAAGTACCTGTGGCGCGCCGCAGTCGACTACGAGGCGCAGCAGCCGCTTTACGACGCCGCCTGCGCCGCGCAATCTGTTTCAGATTTTATTACTCCCGAATTGCAGCAGTATGTGATTAATATCCGCAAACATTGGATGACTTACAATGACTAAGAATCAGTTAGAAGATGGCCCACTAAAGGCCCGTGACATCGACGTCGAGTACCCAATTACCGTTACTGACGTGCGGTTGTTGGTGAAAACGTTGCTGCGGTATCAGCAGATGCTGCAAAGCGCTATCTCTGCCGGATTGAATTTCAATCAGTTTAATGGCCCGGACGAAGCGCCTTACGGTTACGTTATGCACGCCGCCGGCGCGCTTGTTAAGGAACATAACGCCGTAACAGAGGAAATGCTGAAAGCCGAACTTCAGGCTTGGTATTCTGGCGGGGCTATGGCGATAGCGCCGCAGCAGTTTGAAGAGTTGCTTGGCACTGAAGGGAATCCCGGATTTCTGAGCGAGGCTTTTGCCGCACCCGAGACAGACAACAAGCGCGTTACCGCGGAGAAAGATTATGCGCAAAAGCTGCTGTACAAGTTTCTAAAAGCGCGCATGCTGACAGCAGACTTGTCGGAAATGCTTCAGGCGTCGTCGGCTGACACGTCGCCGCAACGGTTTGAAGAGCTGCTCGGTAAGTCGTATCGCAAAGCGCAGTCAATCCGATTCATCGGCACGGAACTTGACGATGAAAATGATTTCATGCCAGAGTTCGGCTCAGAAACGAATTACGCGCCCGTAGTCGCCGAGCCAACCGGTATACCGTGGATTGACCAGTACATCGGCGGATTTTGCGCCGGAGACGTAATCGGTCTTCTTGGCCCTACTGGCGGCGGCAAGAGCAACATGATGATCTCGGCTGCGGTAAGAATGGCGCAATATTATGCGGCAAACAACCTGAACAAGTTGTCTGTCTACGTGTGCTATGAAGACGGCAATTACCGCATGAAACCGTTGTTCTGGTCCGCCGCGACGCGCATTAGCCGCGAGACCTTTGCAAACGCTGATTTCAACTGGGCAAATATGTCTACAAGCGAGATGCCCAACGACGCTGACCGCCGTCTCCCCGAAAATCAAAATGGTGAGTTTATTCTCGGCGAGCGGGAGCGATATATTGCCGCGCAGTCTTGGATGAAGAAGCACTTCAAGTTTTTGGACTTTTCTTACAACGTTGCTACTGGCGGCCGCGGCCTTGGCGGGCTGCAGGAAATCGTATCAGTGGTTGAGCAGATTTGTGAGAAGCGTGGAATGTCGTTGGGTTTTATCGCCATTGATTATGCGGGCATACTTATTGAGCGTTACCTTGCAGCGACGGGGCGTTTAAAATCTACAGGCCCTGACGGCGTATATCTTCCGCTAAAAACGTTTGGTGACGAAGTGCGGTATAGTCTGTCTGCTCCGTACGGGGCTGTAGCTATGGTCGCGCATCAGATTGCTGGCGCCGCCGCAAACGCAAAGCCCTTTTATCGGTATCTTACGCACTGGGACGTACAGCACTGCAAGTCGTTCGCTGAGAATATGCAGGCTTGCATTTGCATAAATTCTGCGGACCCTGACACGCAAGCGCGGCTTATTAATTACTCAAAAATTCGATACGGCGCGCCCGGGATGCAGCACGGCATTATCAAGATCAAGAGCGAGTACTGCAGTATTGACCTTGTGTCTGACTTTTATCAGGTCGATGAGTTTTCGAAGAAGATCGTTCCTAAAAATGAGCTTTCTTCAGCCGCCGGTCGACCAGCACGAACCCGGCCGTCTTCTGGAATGGTTCCCGGAGATAACTTTAGCAACATGTTGTAGTGAGAGGAATGGGCGCAACAGTGGACGCGGGAATAAAACCCCTGAACCCAACACTTTACGCGCTGCTGGAACACAAATTCAGCGGGAGCGTAAAGATCGCAAATCCCGGCGTGGCGGCAGCCATCGAGCGTTATCGTGATCCAGTGCACCCCGGCAGGTACGTAACCCGTAGTTCACACTGGGGCGAGTACTACTGCGTATGCTGCCCGTTTTGCAACGACGTTGGACACAAGCTCTGGATCAATCATCGCTACGGTGCAGACGTCGACCCCGAAACGGGACGACGCTCGGACACGTTTTTGGCCGTGTGCTATAAAAACAATTGTATCCGTACGCGGTATCAGCAGTTTGAAGATTTAGTTTTTGGTCCCGGCAAAAAACTACCAGTGCGTATGGGTATCGCCACCGGCATCAAACCCGAAAACGCTGAATCTATTTCTCCGCCGGGCGAGATTGTTTCCTTGGTTGATCTTCCGGACTATCATCCGGCAAACGAGTATCTACGGTCCCGAAATTTTGATCCCGCTGTTCTCGCCGAAAAATTCGGCGTCGGCGTTTGCGTAAACCCCGTGCCGGCTTACGGCATCATGCGCGGCCGAATCTACATTCCTGTGTATTCCAGCGGGCAGCTTGTTGGTTGGCAGGGACGGATCGTGACACCCCCCGACGGCAAACCGAAGTATTACACGCAAGGCAGCAAAAGCCGCGCGCTTTACAACTATGCGCAAGCGGCTCGTCAGCCGTACGTCGTTGTTGTCGAAGGCGTGCCGAGCGTGTGGCGCATTGGCGACCCTGCCGTCGCCATTTTTGGAAAAACGTTGTCGCAATGGCAGCAAAACACGATCGGCACGGCGTGGACTGGAAAACCTGTTTTTGTCGTGATAGATTTCGGCGAAGACGAGGGGCGTGCGCTTGAGCAGATTGCCATGCAGCTGTACCGGTATCCCATCCAGTTGGTTCCAGTGCAGATGCCAGACGCCCGCGACCCGGCTGATTATTCTTTGCCGGATTTTTACGAGTTGCTCCACGAGGCGGCAGCAGACATAGGCGTAGATTCATCAGTATTAAACACGAGAAACCAATGAGTGTAGTGTCTTTAAATCAGCGTCATACACGCTCTCTTTATGACCCTAAAAGCGCTAAGCTAACAGCAGCGCTTTTTCCGTTTTTGCCGCTCGACGCTCCGGGCATGCCGTCCGCAGGCCCGAACTTTATCGCGCATGCCAATATCTTGGGCGACACGATCGATCCGGCAAAAACGAAAAAACAAATCCCGATCGGCGAGAAGCTGACAAACTTGTACAGAGACGCGCTGTACAACCCGCAGTTCTTTCTGCCTGTCGCTCACAAGAATGAGTTGACGGCGGTGCCGTTTCTTCCGGGACACATTCTCGGTCAAGTCGCGGACGAAAAGTTTAAATCGCTTCACGCGACTGATGACGAGTTTGGCCCTCGCCCCGCTCGCGTCATGATCGTAGGAAAGTCCCCCGGGCAGACAGAGATTCAATACCGCAACTCTTTTGGCGGTTCTGGCATGCGGCCTATGCAGCACGCTATGCAGGAGTGCGGCTTTTTGCCGGACGAGTATTTGTCGTGGTACGTAACCTTCGCCTGCAAATTTATGTCGCCGGACGCAGAGCTGACGGCTCTCCCGGCCGCGTGGCTGAAGGACTGCGCGCTGCTGCTAGAGCAAGAAATACGGCTTGTACAGCCAGACTATATTCTCTGCCTTGGCGCGGAGGCTACAAAGGCCGTGCTGCAGACAACCGGGAGCGTCACGAATCTTCTTGGCCGCGCTATAACGCGTAAGTCAAAAGATGCGGAAGGAAACGACCGCGAGATTCTTGTTGTCCCTGCCGTCAACCCGGGTTTTGTAGCGCGTAAGCCTGACGCTTACGAAGACTTTGTCGGCCAGATTCAGCGGTTTTACGACTTGGTTCACAACAAGCAGTCTGTTGAAGAAACAGTCGACCACGCCGAGATTTACACGGAAGAGACTTTACGTGAAATGGTCGATGAGATGATTGCCGACACGACGCTGAACGCGAACATCATCGCCATCGACTGCGAGTGGCACGGCGAGTTCCCCACGGAAGATGGCGCTTACTTGCGCACCATTCAGGTCTCTAACAAGGACAAGTGGGCGCGCACGATTGTCTTGCGGCATCAAGGCGGTGGAATTGCTTTTCAGCCAAATCTCGACGTAATTCGCGAACAGTTGAATCGGCTACTGAAGAGCACGCCTGATCGGCATGTCCGAGTTGGCGGGCATTTCTTTCGTGCTGACTTGCCGTGGCTTGTCCACTTCGGCGTCGATGTACGCGAGGAGTACGGTCCGGTTGATAACTCAGACGATAGAACTCGCGGGGGTTGGGACACGAGTCTGATGTATCACGCTGTAAACGAGACGGCGCGGTATGGGTTAGACGCGTGCTCCATGCGGTTTACTTCTGCGCCTATTTACTGGGAAGAATTGGACAACTGGAACAAGAAGCGAAAAAAGAATGGCGACGCAGACGGCGGTTACGGTAATTGCCCGGGCCACATTTTGCATCCGTACGCCTCGTACGACGCCGACGTCACGCGACGGATTATGTTGCGTTTTTACGGCACCAACGGCCGAGACGGCTTGTTAGCCAGCGACGCAAACGGCGTTGACTGCTGGTTACCGTACTGGACCGCGCATATCGCGTCGCTGGCGTTTCTGGAAATGGAAATGACCGGTCTCGTAATTGACCGCGACCGCGCTGACGAGCTGACAACCGTGTTTATGAATACGCAAGACCAGCTTTTGGACGAAATTAGGGCGGAACTGAACTGGCCTGAATTCAATCCAAAATCGCAGCCGCAACTATCTGTCGCGTTGTTCGGCGCCGACTTTGGCGCGCGGTATGTCAACCCACCCGAGCCGCCGGCAGACGCTTCGTTATTGAGCCTGACGCCAGTCAAGACAACCGGCAAACGCCCGACCTTGTGGGCGGAACTAGGCATGCGCGGCCTTGACGCAGCTACTGCGGTGCCCAGCACCGATAAAGAAAGTCTGGGTATTCTTGGGCATCAAAACGCCACAGCTGCCAAGATTCGCGATTACAAGTTTGTGAGTCAGGTCCTGCAGTCTGTTTTACGTAAACCAGCAAAAGACGACACCGGAGAATACGAAGCCGATGAAAACGGAAATTTCGTCTATGAGAAGGGGCTGGTGGGCTGCGTTCATTCCGACGGCCGTGTTCGCACACACTTTTTTCAGACGAAAGAAACCGGCCGCGCGTCAAGCTCTCGACCGCCTTTGCAAAACCTCAGCTCCCGCCGCGAGGACGACTATCGACGTATCCTCGGCGCATCTTATCACCACCCAGTCCGGTCAGTCCTGCGGGTGCCAGAAGGGTACGTCGGGCTTGAAACGGACCTCACTGGTGCGGAACTGGCGGTCCTCGCGTGGTTGTCGCAAGATAAAAACATGATCGAACATGTTCGGCGTAATCTTCTCCCAGAGAGTCACACCGACCATTACGACATCCACTCGCGACAGGCGTGCAAGGCGTTTAATCTCCACAACATCGAACCTACAAAAACTGGCCTCGTAAAGGCCGGGAAAAAGGGTTTGCGTGTTGCCGCTAAAAACGTGAATTTCGGTATCCCATATGGCCGCGGGGCAGAAGCTATCGCGCGGCAATGCAAAGAAGAGGGTGTCGAGGTTACGCCAGCCGAGTGTCAGGCGATGATCGACGCGTACTTTGACTCGTATCCCGGCACAGCTGATTTTTTAGCGGAGTGCCGCGCACGGTCTCAAAACCCCGGTTGGCTCGTTGGCCCATACGGCCGCTTGCGGCGCTTTTCATCTGCCGAGTTCAATCGTTCTTCTAACAGCAAGGGTACAAAAGCATACGCCGTTGTTGGAGAACAGGAACGGCAAGCGCAGAACTTCCCGATTCAAGGCGGCGTGGCTGATGCGGTGTCAATGGCATTGGCGAACTTTTACGAGTATCGCACAAACCACTCTGACATTGATTACAAGATCGCGCTCCAGATTCACGACGCGATTGTTTTGTTGGTTCCCATTGAACACTCTGAACGCGTGTATAAGGAGGTTATTCCTAAATGCATGATTGATGATGTGCCGTTTTGGCCTCGCCGATTAGATGGCAGTTCCATCCTTGTTCCCGAGCCGTATCGGTTCGGCTGCTCCCGAGACGTCTTTGTGCACTGGGGCGAGAACATAACCCCCGAGCAAATCAGGGCTTACGGCATGGACTGGCTTTTTGATTGCAAGGACTAGACATCTTCGGCGGCCGAGGTATAATGCGGCTACCGTTGAAAGCAGGTACAACGCCCTGCACTTTTTGATTCCTAACTACTTAACAAAGAAAGAGCATAACAATGCCTCGTTATCCCGGTCAGAATCTTGCTTCCGTTAACCCTGAATACCGAAAAGAACACAAGATTGATGACGGCTCAGGTAAGACAAGCCGCTACACTTTCGGTAAAAACGTAGTCATCGCCGCCGGTGACAAAATTCTTTCTGGCGGTTTCTGCATGCGCCTGCTCCCACTTGTGGATCAGGCCGGCTCTGCGCGGGCAAACAAGCCCGAATTTATCTCGTTCCGCGAAGGTCGCGATCAGGCGGCCATCGGCGACTGGTGCCGGATTATGACGGTCGCGTACTGGGTTGGTAACCCGGGCGTGTGCTTCATTATTCATGACGGCAACCCGGAATTGGACATCAAGCAGAGTCCGTATTTTCTGCTGCGTGACGCCGCCCGCGCTAACACAGAAACTCCGGGCATTGGCCGGCTGTTTGCTGAGTTGACGCAAAATCGCGTGATGAACTCGCATATCGGTTCGCTCTCGCAACCCGAGAAGATGCTGTTCGTTTCCGCGACGGCCGTGTATGTAGACGAGCGCGGGCAGGTAACTCTGGGCGCTTTCAGCGAAGACCCAAAGCGCAATGCGCGGGTCATCGGTCTGAAGTACAGCGCTACTCAGAGTCTGTATTCTGTGCTCAACGCCCGCGACCCGCAGACGGGTGAGTTTTACGTAAACGATATGTTGTCGTTTGGTCCGTCGCAACTTCTGTCGATTGTGCCTGAATCGTTTCAGGCAGGTCCGCAAAAGCAGATCGGCGTCGGCGAACACGGCCCGGATGTGTTTCACTGCCCGGCGTATGCCCGCAACAACGACCCGAACGCCAAGTTTGTGATCGGTCGTCCGGGAAAGCCGAGCTCGTATACGCACTACTGCATCGTGCACGACACGTTCCGCGGTCAGCCGATTTCGCTCGAAGCGTACGAAGATCGCATTACCAGCGAGAATCGTACGATGGACGACATGCTGTACGTGCCGAGCTACGAAGAGCAGGCCGAGCTGCTGTCGCGAGCGTTCCCGCAGGAAGTGCTTGAATTTGCGTGGCAGGATTATCCTGAGTATCGCAAGCATCTCCGCGGACGGACGACGACTGTTGAGACATCGCCGCAGCGCACTCCGACTCCGGCAGCTGATTCTAGCTGGATGGATCGCGCTGCTCCGACCGCAGTTGCCAAGGCTGCTCCGAAGCCAGCGGCTAATTACGATGATGTCCCGTTCGACGGCGAGATTTCCGAAGAGGATACCGCCAGCGTCGTGGACATGTTCTCCGAAGCGCCGCTCCCAGCCGGCGCGTCCGTTCCGCCTCCTCCGCCGCCCCGCGCTACTCCGGCCCGCTCTACGCCGGCTGAAATCATGAGTCGCGTGCGTAAGTCGTCGCGTAAGGACGGCTGAGTTCAACGGTAAAGTCCGCATTTGGCGTGACACATATGAATGTGCACGCCATTTGCGGTGCTTTATTTCTGGAGGTTTTCATGTCTGCAGATCGCTTACAAATTAACAATAGGACACGCACATGGCCCGCAAGAAAAAAGTAGATGCTCGTGACGTCGGTCTGCCTCACAGCTACGACGGCGAGCATCCAGTAATCACAGAAATCCTGAAGGCCACCGCGGAGGATCAGGACCCGCTTATTGGGTTACCGCTCCCGACGTTGGCCGCGCGGTACTTGTTGCAATCAAACATCTTCCCGCTGTCTCGGTTTACGCAACTCCGAGGCGAATTCAGCGCCGGCAAGTCTGCGCTGTTAACCGAGATCATGCGGTGGTTTCATGTTTATGGCGGCGGCGGAATCCTTATCGACACTGAGAACAAGGGTTCCCCGACAATGCTGGCCGGCATGTTCGGCCACAATCAGCAGTACATGGCCCGCACGAAAGTCACGACCGCGGCCAGTGTCGAAGAGTGGCAGAGCAAGTACATGGGTTTCTGCAAAGCTGTGCATGCGCAAATCGATGCCGCTGGAGCGCCAGAACGCGTAATCCCTATCTGCATTGGTGTTGACTCTATTTCTGCCGTCGAGGTCGACCGCCGTGTAGAGAAGGTTGCCGAGGAGGGACATGCTGCCGCCGGTCACCCGTATCTGGCCCGAAACCTCTCTGACTTTATGCGGACCGCTTTAGTGCCGACATTGCGGCACTATCCAATCGCGTTTGTGGCGACAAATCATCTCAAGGAGGAAATTAACTCTATGGGATTCGGCCCGCCAAAGAAGTATGCTCCCGGCGGCGCTAGCCTCGACTATTACCCGACCCTGATTATCGACATGTCGCGCGTCAGTCGAAACAATATTCAAGTCGGCCGCGCAGAAGGGCAGGCGGTCCGATTGATAGCGACCAAGAATAACCTTGGTGCTCCCGGTCGCCGATTAGTTGTAAATCTTATGTGGTACAACGACATCGTAACCGGCAAAGACGCTAACGGAAACGAAACGTATCGCAATCAGCAGTATCACTATTGGGACTGGCACACGGCCACGACGCGGTTACTCATCGAGTTGCAGGATGCCACTAAAAAGCTTCCGCCCGGCATGGACCCGAAACTTCCCGGGCTGATCAAGCAGGTCTGCGATATCGAGTATAAGCACGGCACGAAGAATGCCGATGTGCCGTTGGTGTTCTCTTCGGCTATGGGCATCACGAAGCAGGAAGCGGTGTCTGAAGTCGAGTTTTCAATGGCGCTTGAAGAAAACAAAAAGGTGCTGGGTGTTCTAAATGGTTTACTCGGGGTCAACGAGTACATCATCTGCGACCCGGCACGAAAGTATCGCGAACAGATTATGGAACAGCTGCGTGAAAAGCAGATGACGGACGTTCCTGAACTTATGGCCGCTTCTAGCATGGCCGCAAGCATGTTACCCGAAGACTTTGATCCCCTAGGACAGGTGGAGTAAATGGCTGTTTTACAAGTTGAATGTTTCGGTGGCCCGATCGATGGACAGACGATGCCGATTCCGGATGAAGCTGAGCTCGCGTGCGGTGTGGCGGTAGACAAAGAAACCGGCGAACCGCATTTCTATGTGCTGGCAAAAAAGTGGAGCTTCGAAAAGCTTGGTGAAAATTGCGTGTTTGAGTATTTTGGCAACAATCCCGAGCGGGTCGTTGCGCGGCTGCGGGACATGAACTCGCCGCTCGCCGACCAGATTGAAGCAGATTTGTATGGCCGCAGCGATGACGGCCCGGAGTTTGAAAACGACGATGACTGACGGCGACAATCGCGATAGTTTTTTCAACGAGCTATTCGACGACAATAGTCGACAAGCTGGCGCTAATCGGGAGCAGCGCCAAATATCGTATGAGTCTCGGTTGGTCCGCCGAGTGTTTAGCGAATGCCGCGTGCCGCGTGTGAGCATGGGGCAACTTGTTAATCACTGCAAAGGCGCTACCGGCAACCACGAGCTCACGTTTGAGTGGTTTAATTTTACGTTTCCTGAATTCCCAGCACGCCTTATGGGTCGGCGAATCGGATACTGCGCTCGGCGTAAACAAGCAGACGGAACGTCGGTACCGTTGTCGTTATATCAGTTACAGTTCGCCGATATTTTCCGACCAAAAAACAATCTTGTTCTGCGGTCAGTATCCCGGGCATTAGCTGATTACGAACAGGAACTCACCGACCCCTACGTGTTTATTTTTCCTATAGTGCGCAAAATGTTTTGTGCGCACAATTTGGAGTTGCCCGGCAATCCCGGTATTGACGAACCGCGAATTCAGTGGATAATGCAAGCCCAGTCGGGCGTACGGATGACCATTGAACCGACGACGTCATTGTTTGCCGCCGTTGGGCCGGATTGGTTTCAACCGCCAGAATAGCGGCACCATGGATTCTATCGCGCAGCAGACGCGCAGCGTATTTGCACCCGTTATTGCGCTGAATTTTAACTCAGCGCAATTCGACGAGTGCAAAACATTCTTAGAGTCACGAGTAGCCGACACAGAGCGGCTGCCCGTTGTCGACCCGCGCCAACTTGTTATGACGGCCGACGGCCGGTTGGCTGAAACTGGCTATCGGTTTAACGCTATTGGTTTTGCTGCCGTCGCGAACGCTTTAATGTCTGGGCTCGTCGGCGTGTTTAACGACCTGTCAGGCGAATCGAGAAACAGGTTCAACGCTAGTAGTGAAAGTGGTGAACTCGCCGCGGCTGTCAGCATTTACAACACGGCTTTGCGGTCCCGGTTTGATGTCATGCGTGAGCGCACGTTATTGGCAGACCACCGATCCCGCACGATTGAGGGCTGCCTTGGCATTGAACATAAGCTGCTCGACAACGCCGTGTTTTTTAACACCATTGCCGAAGAGCTAGAGGCCGCACAACCTAACGCCGAGTTCTACCGGGCCGAGGTCATAGGTCGTGAGTTGCGTGTGTATTACATGGATGTACGTTCTCGGCGAACAGACGTCTACCGTGATCCGCGCCACACGTTTGCTGCCGGTTGGTACTTCTCAAATCGCGAAGACGCCGGACTGGCAATGCGGGCGACGAACTGCTTATTCACCAAATTTGGTCCCGCTGTGGACGGTCGCAGCCGGCACACGAATCTTCGGCATGTCGGCGCAGATTTCTTTGGTCGAGCTACTTTGCTGATCCGTAAAGCCGCCGGCAATAGCCTCGACATGGCCACTGTAAGCAAAGCTATTTCGCGTCTGAACTCGGTACCCCTTAATTTTTCAGAAGATCGCGCGGTATTTAATTCTGCGCTGGCTCAATGGATGGGTTATCTTGGGCAGTTCAAAATCGGTCGCGAGTTCGCTAAGCACATCGCCCGTAACGCCGCGGTAATAGGCTCTGACATGTCACCGCGAAATCCCTTGGAGGCTTACAACGATGAAATACTGACAAATCGCAACATGTACGACTTGTTTTGCGCTACGTTACGTTATTCAAAAAATCAGTACCATACTGTTCGTGATCTTTTACAGTCGGCCGCAATGCAGATGCTGCTTCCGACCAAACAATAGGAGTTAATCATGCCCGCAACGAATGCGATTGTTGAAAAGAATCCCGCCCCGGCTGAACTCGTGCCGGTTGTAAATGTGGATACCTGCACAGCTGAGTTGCAGGACGTTGTTATCGAAATTGATCAAATTTTTAGTGACGCTCAGGTCGCTGGCTTAACAGCTTTTTGGCGTATCGGGCAGCTGATTACTCGGGTCAAGAATGAACCCGAGGTGTACCTGACTCCCGAGCAACGCTCGGCTCATGTGGACGGAGCCTCGCTGCTTATTTCTATTTTTGCTCCGGTGTACACGGCCGACCAGCTTCGGAGCGCCGTAAACTTTTTTGAAAAGTACCCGACGGAGAGCGAAATTCACCGATTGCTCGCAATGCGTTGCCCGGAGCGCCCGCGGTGGCGTATGACGCTGTCGCACGTACAGCTTTTGGCGCAGGTCGCCGACGAGGACACGCGGAATACGCTTGAGAGCACTTGCGCCACGGAGGCGTATACTGCGCGCGCCTTGGCGATGGAGCTGCAAGAGATGCGCGGCAAGGGCGCTAACACCGGTCGGCCTCACGCCGCGCCAAAGGGCCTCAAGCAGCAGCTACAGGATTTGCTGCTTCATCAGAAGCGGTTTATCGCGCGATCTGAGCAAATCTGGCTGAACGACGACGTCGAGAATGTCTACGATACGCTAGCGAACACGGCGCCCGAAAAGGTTGACGAGAACATGCGGGCGTATTTCACAGAAATTTGCGGCAATTTTACGATCATGTCCGACATGCTCGGCGACCATATGGCGACCTGCAATCGGCTGGCCGAGTTGCTTCAAGGGACTGAGGGTGACGCGGAGACCGTGACACCTAAAACCGAATCAACGATTGTGCGGTGACTATGACAAACGAAATGATCATTCGAAATGTACCAATTGTTGTTGAGCCCGGCGTAAACGTAATTGAAGCAACTGTAGAAGTTGCTGAGAATGCCGGCACTCGAGAATTTCCTGTACAGCTATTTCGGTTATTTGTCGACCGCAAGGTTCTAAAGCGTTTGCCGTTTGTGCCGTCCACCACGACGCCGCACGTGTTCTCGCCTGTATCCAGCATCCGTGACTCGCCCATACTTATCGTTTATGATCACACGGGCAGGCTCGCGATGTTATACAAACGAGCACGCCGCGACACGTGGGATCGGTATGATTTGTTTGACGAGGTTGTCGGCCGCTGCGTAATTAGTCCGTCGGTACGCTTTCGCTTTACTAACGAGAAAACGCGGGATAAGTTTTTGCGTTTAGCGGAACAGTTAATTGAGCAAAGTCGCGGTAGCGTTGTAAACTATGACGACGTGCAGGAGTTCGTCAAAATCATGGGGCGGATGCGCTCGCCGCCCGTGCTGGTTCCTGTCGCGGTTGTAAATCCTGTAGTGTAGCGCAAGGATGCGATAGCTATATGGCGGAAGGACCCGCAAGTACGTGCATATGTGTTTTCTTTCGGGACACGCCTGAATGCGTATCGGACGTGGCTACAGCAGCCACGGGCCCGATTACCCGACTACTCTCGTTGGGTTGCCGTATTCGGTTTGTTTGCGCTGTCGCGCCCGAAAAAAGATCGGCTATTTTTAGTCGCGTAATGGCTGAACAACCGGCCATTCAATTTATCTTTTTACCGGATACGGCAAGCAAAGCCGACGCGATGTATTTTGCGCTTAACAGCCCCACCCCAGAACAATACTTTGCGTGGTTCGATAATCCTACGACACTGCAGGCAAAAACAGATTCCCGCGGTTGGCTTTTTCGGGCTGTCCGGCAATTGCGTGTTTCTGAGCTTGTAGGCGCTGTGTACCGCGCGCCTGTAGAGTCTCGGCACTGTTCTTGGTTGCAGCGGCAACTGCTTGATTTCGAATTTCATTGCCCTAAGTACGTGAATTGTGTGACGAGCAATTGGTTGCTAGCGCAGCGCTCTGATCTGCTCAACTGGTCGTGGCCTAAACCGGACATGACAGAAACCGACATGGATGTTTTTCTCGGGCTGTGGCTGCACGCTAAAAAAATGCGCGTCAACCATTTCCGGGATGACGTTCAAACAACCGCAAACAATTGCGGCATAGAAAAAGCATTATGTTGAAGACAAGATTCAGCTATGTTCAAACAATTAAACGCCGTAACGAACTATACGCAAATGTCTTCGGGCCGCGTATTGGTACGCTCATTGACGGCGACGCGTTAATCGCGTTGACGCAGGCGGTAATGTTGTATTTGCCGCAGACAACGTCACGAAACGCCGTATACGAATCTTTGCGTGCTTACGCCGGTACGCAGATCAGTCAGAAAAACGCCGCTGAAATAGCGTGGCGTCTTGCCGGGAATGTTTTGCGGCTGATCGACGGGACACCTATTTTACCGTGGGTGCAGCAAACTCAGGACGAGATGCTGCCTGTCATGGTTGAGCGTGTTGTCTCCGGCGACCGAAAAGGTAAACCCGGATATTATTTCACATTGCGCTGCGTAGGCGGCTCGGCGTGTACCCTGCAATTTACGCATTTTATGTCTCGCGTGGCGATTAAAATTCTTGCGCGTGCAGTCGGGTTTTCTACAACTAAATGGGGTAAATATCCGTTTGCCGGCCGCGCCCAGCACTTTGTCGGGCTCCTATTTTTTGCTCACGTGGAAGCCGAGCGTAGCGGCGACCGGCCGTACTTCCACGAAATCAGCGCGTCTACGAGCATGTTGAAACATAACAAAGCCTTGCTGGAGGTCCGTTGCCGTGCCGCACCGTGCCCTGAAAACTATCAACATCACTGTGTTGACTGCCCTGTAGGCACCGACCAGTGTCGTTACAGTACGCATCCGCACACATACGACGTTCGCTTTTGCGCGGCCTGTCAAAAAGAAGCCTTTTTCGATTCGCGAATGCCGGCTATGATGTGCTTGCGTTGCCAACGAGCGGCACGAAGTAATTAAAGGATTAATGCATGTCAGGCATAGGTTTTAAACCTCGCGGCGCCAACGGCCCGATGTACAACCCAGAGCGGGATTATGCGTACATCACCCCGACGCTGATGAGTTACGCAATCGAGAACATGGTTCGCTACGAGCCTGAAGAGCTAAAGCGCTGGAAGGCGGCCAACGAAGTTACTGCGTTTGAGATTGAACGTGTCGCAGAGGCGCTTGCTAGGGCGCAACGTGATTTTGTAAATGCAAATGATCCGGTCGCTACGCTTGAGCAGGCGTTAAGTCGACACGAGTTTTACAATCATCGGCATTGCGTACGGCAACTGTTGTTCGCCAGCATCGGCGAGGTCTTTTGCGCGGCATGGTTCAAAGCCGTTCGCGAGGTATCCATTGTCGGCGAAGAGTCGCCGGCGCAGGCCGACATGGCGCGCTTTGTCGCGACCGTAAGAGATTTCGCTGTCGCGAGCGCCGTACCCACGTACAACCCAGACCATCGCGCCGAGCTCTTGCAGTTCCAAAATGATGTGCTACAAACGCGCATCAACGAGCTGGGGCAGAGCCTGCAAAAAATGCGTGCCGAGCTAGAGGCCGCACGAGCTACACCCGCCCCAGCCGAAATCCCCGAACCAAAAGCCTCTCGCGGCTGGCGGCATTTTTTTTCTTGGTGGAGTGACCATGCCTAAGTACAGGATGTACAAGGACCCGCAAGAGTTCAAAAAGAAGATACCGAAAAAACCTTCTGACGCGCTGCGCCTGTTGGGATTGGATTTGGGTAACAACTGCGGCGTCGCGATTTACGACTATTTGCCGAAAAAACAGATGTTCAAGGAAAACCTTCATCTGTTTCAATGGGACTTATCGCCGCAGGGGCTTGAATCTAGCGTAGCCCGGTACGTCCGCCTGCGCGAATTTTTAAATGTTACGTCTCCTGACGCTATCGCGTACGAAGACGTCAAGTACTCGCCGCCCAAAGAGTTTTTTGTAAACAAGAAGTTCGGTATTCCGGCGATCCTTTCGCGGGTATCTACTGCGGCTGAAGTTCTTGGCGGAATGAAAGTAACCGTGGCGACATGGGCTGAAGAGGCCGGATTGTTGAGCAACGGTTACGCCATCAGCACAATTAAAAAGTACGCTACTGGCAGCGGCAAAGCGAGTAAAGACGACATGATTGCTGCGCTCAACAAACTGCTGGGCGCCTCCTTCGACCAAACCAAGTACAAGTCGACGGGAATCGATAACGTAGTAGACGCGGCTTACGTGTTGTTGCTCATGTCAATGCACGTGCAAGCGTCTGCAGAACACAGCAAACTCTAGCGATGGCCAAAGCAATCCTTCATGAGCTGTTGCCAGTCACAGGCGCCGACGATATTGTGACGCTGTCGTGCGCTGACATGCTCAGCAGGCGAGAACGCCCGGTCTCCCTTTTTACTCCGGGATTGCTGATCACGCACGGGCACCTCGACCGCGACCCCGTGCAAGAGTTTAACGCGTTGTACCCGGCACCGTCGGACGACTTGAAACCCTTCGCTTTTGATCTGCGAAAAGACAGTGAGCGGTTTTTCGAAGGTCTTGGCGCGGCGATGATTCCGGGGAAACCGCGGCCCATAAACTTCGACAAACGTCTTTACGCCATCGACAACGAGCGCGCTGACGAGTGTTTTGAGTTTTTATCGGGCATATCTTTCTCTGATCCGCGGACCGGTTTTTTTGCGCAGACATGTTCGTACGACCTGATTACGCCCGACCCGACATCTAAATTGCAGCAGATGTTGACCGTCCGCGTTTTCGGGGTTGTTGCCAATGATTTTGTGGCGCTCTTGCAGGCGCGACCGTATCTGCCGGCAAAGGCTATCAAGATCGGCCTGACCGGCGATAACAAATCGTTGTTTTTGCAGAGCCACGGAATTACGGGTATTTTTGACGGAATTGATCCTCTGCAGCATAGGGAGTAATCATGGCAGAGAAGAAAGAATCTGAGGCGTGCGGCGTTGTTATCCTGACGCCAGACGGAGAATTCAAAACTGAAGTATTCGCCACCCTCGACGAACTCACCGCCCGGCTCACCGAGCTTATTGACAAGGACGTATCAGTCTCTTGTTTTGCCGGAATACCCTTACCGATATCAAAACCGCCTTTTAGGCATTTGATGACGCCGCACGGCAACAAGCCTCTTTTTGCTGCACCCACCGCCGAACTGGAAGCCGACGAGACAGGCTATTTAGGCGTCGATCCGATCCACGTGTTTCCGCCGTCGTCTATACAGGCGCCGGTGAAAGCACGTCCGGCGGAAGACGAATTTTTCGATGACGAAGTCAGCGATACGATTGATGTTTTTAATCGCATGCTCCCTGACCCGGACAGCTAAATTTGTTCGCATAACACGGCATATTATCTGCGTCTCTGTTGCGCGCTATTCAAAGTAGCGCGTATTTTTTTTATCCACCAGCGAGAAAATTAAGATGAGTAGCACCAATGCGCGTAGTCATGTTTCAGGGAAAAGCTGTAAAACGCCAGCGGAGGATCGGGGACGATAAGATCATGGTCACCTTCTACAATAATCACGCGTCGGTTGTCGTAAGTGCAGCCGCGTGGGAGAATGGAAGGACAGACAAGTACACGGATGGAACGGTTCCGCGAAAGATGGTTGTTAGAAGCCTCTAGGAGTAAATAGGCTGTGATGCGTACTTCTGTAAAAACTCGCGCGCAAGTATCGACACTAATCACCGAGCACCGAAAACTGCTCCGGCGATTCAACCGTGTGTCGCACTATATCTCCGGCATTTGTGCCGGACTGTATCTACCCGGTGTGCATCAGACGTTCGACGTTCCGATGCGCAAGATCACCGGCAAGCGGCCAGTATTTGTGACGCTCGAAGCGTCAGGACCGAGCCTATCGTTTGTCGGCGCCATTAGCCGACTAAAGGCAGGAAAGCTGAATTGGCAGTCGATCTTCAATTACGACTTAGCTATTCCCATGACGCCCCGAGGTGGCGGCCGAGTGGTGAGTGCCAAGAACGTCGTGATAGCTCGGCGTGGTTTAGAGCTGCTTTCTGAGCTGGTGGAATACGGTGAAGCCGCAGCCGCTAACGAGCACGCGCCGTTAGAGCCCGCGACGTTTCCAACCGTGGTTTACGGGTACGGCCGAATCACGGGTGAAGATTATTCCGCGGTGCTGGGTTTTGCAGTTCCTAACCCCGCAGATGGTCTTGAGTCTGTTACGGCGCGCAGGTACAGCGCGGCGGAAAAGGTTTTGTCTCGTCGTGGACTAGAAAAGCTGGAGGACATCGCTGAGGAAATGTGGCCAGTACTGATGGCCGAATTCCGCGCCGAGTACCCCGACTTCCAAATCGCCGGCGAGGTGGTATTGGACGCGCTTAAAACGCGCGCTGATTTTGTGAATATTCCGCTCCCCGCCGATGAGGCGTTGGCGGTCGATCCCGACGCAGTCGTGCAGGCAATGCGCGATAAGCTGTCTGGCCGGTTCCGTTACGAAGCGTCCTACAAGGATTTGCTTCTTGCGGCGGCTAATCCCGGCAAACCGCTGCGGATCAGTCGGCTTTCCGCGCTGCAACTGTTTCCTGTGGAAACAGCGCAGGACTTGCCGGAGTGCTACACGGGTTCGGTGTTGTCGCCGGTGAAGCTGTCGGAAGCCGCCGCCGCGGTTTCCCCCGGAGACCCGACACCGGTAGAGGGTAATTGAATGTCGCGCTATTTTCTAAACCACGACTGTTCGTTGGACTGGTTATTGCGGCAAGATAGTCGACCTGACATTTTGCCGAAATTCCCGGACGACGATAGTTTTGGTTTGGTTGTAGCGTACCTTGCGTCAGGGCGCATGGTGTCTGAAGTTATTCCCACGCCGCAGCAGTTCCCCGAAATCTGCGGCGTCGGTCTTCCGTTGGGCAGGCTGTATTTCCATATTTCCAAAAATCGGTTATACAGTGTGTGCGAGGGATTAACTCCAGAAGCATTTAACAACTAAACGAGCGCTAGGCAGTGCGCGTTTTGAAGGAACCGGGCGGCAGATGAAAGCTAGTAATCTGCCGCCCGGCCTTCCCTTTCTTTTTTTTAGCTATTGAGGGAAACATGGCGCAGCGATACGGCGACCCACGCTCCGAGCGGCTGTCTAACGGACGAAGTTTGGCCGATGTAATGCCGGGCCGCACCAGAGGCATTCAAGGCGTTATTGTTGCCCCCTCAACTAAAGGCGGCGTACCTATTAACTACAACCCGCACGACATATCAAACATGTCAATTACCGTAGACCCCGACGGAGAAGGTAAGACGGTATTAAACATTGGTCGGTGCAGCGCCGACGAGATACACACTGCAAATGACGAGGCTAGAAAAAAGTTTCCGGGGCAAGACATAGAGTCACAGCGTGAACGCGCGTTATACGCTTTTCAGTTGCTGGCAAAACCGGCAGTAAAAACCGCTGTAGCCCCACAACCTGTTTTGTCGCGTGAGGACGTGCTAGCAGACGAGGAAAGTGAAGAAGCAGAATTAATCCGGCAGCTTGCAGACGACGCCGGCATTTCTCTGCCTGCTACTCCCCCCATCGAACAAATTGATCGGAGCTACAGCCCGATGACGGCCTTTGGTTTAAAGAAAAAGGTAGGGCTTTCAGCGCCACCCACGGCTGCGCCCAGTAGCGCTAAAATCGGCCCACCGCAAAAACTGGTGTATTTTGAGAAAGAGGGTATAGGGACTGTCCCCGCTTTTTTTCATGACATTATTACGGCCGTGACATACGCCGACGATACGAGCACAGAAGAAAGCGGCTTCATGGTGTTAATATACGACATTCGTTTTGAGCAGAGCGCCGCGCGGTGGTTTCCTCCAGCTAACGACCCGTATAACCGACCGTGGGCTGTTCAAATTAACGGCGCCAACAAGCTGTATCTTGTGCATACAACTGGTTTCCAGTATGTTTATGACAGCCACGAATACTGTATTCTGTTGGTTGAGAAGGCTGTTACCGTGCAGGAATGAGAAAATGGAAAAAATGGCCGTGATTCGCCCCGGGCTTACACCTCCCGAAAACGGCGTCGAATCTGGTAAAATTGAAGAGAAAACCGCCGCGGTAGAAAACCTCGACAGCGATTTTCGAAAAAAAGCTGCGGAAGCCGCGGCAAAAATTCCTCAAAAATAGCGAGAAATTGCCGTGGTTTTAACGCCATCTGGGCAGGGCGGTTACGGCTCTATGGGCCGTGGCACAATGGCCGACGAACGGTTTCCCGACCCGTTCTGCGACATGGCCAGCCTATCCATGCCGGAAAGCATTCAGACCGCCTTGCGGTGGACTGAATACATCATGAATGCCAACGGTGTATACCGGCAGGCTATTGATCGCGTTGTGTCTTATTTTATTACAGACGTAGAAATTTACGACATCGGCGAGAATACGACTGGCAGAGAAGAAAAAGAAAAGTATCAGGTTTTCCTTGAAGATACGCTGAAGATTCGCAACGTGCTGCATACGATTGCCATGGATTACATGACATATGGCAATTCGTTTACCAGTCTTCTGTTGCCATTTCGCCGCTATTTAATGTGCAAACGTTGCGGCTTTGAGATGCCGTTTGACAAAGTTTACAACTCACCGCAATGCGCGTTTAAATGGCAGAATTTCGAGTTCCACGCGACATGCCCTAAGTGCAAATACTCTGGCGTCTGGCGGCACATCGACCGGCGCTCGGGCGACTCAGAAAATATGCACGTTAAACGCTGGAGCCCACATGAGATCGACATTTTGTGGGACCCGTACACCGATGAGTGCTCGTATGTTTGGAAGATTCCGCAAGACTATCGGACACTGATTAAAGAAGGGCATTTACATCATTTAGAGCGCGCTAGTTGGGAGATAATTCAGGCTATCAAAAATGAGCAGAACCTCATGTTTGATAAGGGCATGATCTATCACTTGAAAGAAGACGCGCTCGCCGGCATGCGCAATCGTGGCTGGGGCATCTCGCGCATTTTGGCTAATTTCCGACAAGCGTGGTACGTGCAGATTCTCCACCGCTACAACGAGGCCATTGCGCTGGACTATGTCGTGCCATTCCGCGTCATTACTCCGGCACCCCGCGGCGGCGATGGGCAGTCATCTGACCCTGTGCATACAATTAACCTTTCAAATTTTGCGTCGCGTGTACAGTCTATGTTACGCGCCAGACGAACAGACCCGGCCCGCTGGAACGTGCTGCCGTTTCCCGTGCAGTATCAAGCCCTCGGCGGCGACGCCACGCAGCTGGCGCCCAAAGACTTAATTGATCAGGGGCTAGATACGCTTTTAAAGTGTATCGGTATGCCCGTCGAACTGTTTAACGGCACGCTGCAGTTGCAGGCAGCACCGGCAGCTTTACGTTTATTTGAGGCGAACTGGAGCCATCTGCCGCTGAACCTCAATACGTTCATGGCCGAATTAGTAACGCAAATTGCGCGCTTTATGTCGTGGGAACCTGTCGGCGCCAAGCTTGTTCGCGTCACACACGCTGATGACCTGAATCGTCAGATGGCGAAACTGCAGCTTATGCAGGCGCAACAGATCAGCAAGGGTACTGGACTTAAGAGCGTTGGGCTTGACTACGAAGAAGAAATCAAACGCATGCTCGACGAAGAAAAGATTTACGCTGAAGAGCAACAGCGCATGCAAAAGGAAATGGAGCAGTCGCAGCAGATGCAGGACCTGAGCCAGCAGGCCCAGATGATGGGCGGAGTTGGCAATGCGGGTGCTGGCGCAACCGGCATGCCGCAAGGCGGCGCTCCGGCGCCTGCTGGCGGTGGTGGCGCACCTCCTCCGGGAACGCTGCCCGGCGCGGCCCCATCGTCTGTCGACCAGTTCATTATGCAGCGACAGAACTCCCCAAATGTTCCGCGCACGCCGGAAGACTTACAGCAGCAAGCCCAGCTCATTGCGAACGACTTGCTGTCTAAGCCTGAGTCCATAAAGGATTCGGAGCTAATTAAGTTGAAGCGCAGCGATCAAACGATGCACGCGCTTGTAACAAGCATTATGGACGATATTCGTCAGCAAGCCCGGTCGCAGGGCGGCGCTATGGTTATGCAACAACAGTTCGGCCAACCTGCGGGTTAAACTGCATGCGCATCGGAATATGTACTCATTACGCACATTGCGATCAGGCGTACCTAGCGATTCGGCTCGCGGATTTTTTGCGTGAGCAGGGCGTCGAGGCGTCTCTGTATGCGCACGACAAACCCGGTAAACTCGGCGCTGCGTACGACAATAAAATAATTCATCGCGGTCGCGCCCGGTTTACGGCGTGGGCGAAAAGTTGTCGTTCGATTATCTGGACGCATGTTCCGTCTATTGAGCAGTTAAATTACGTAAAACGTCAAAACGTACAAACCGTAATTGTGCCCATGTGGCAAGACCTGCGGACGCCGTTTCGCAAGACGATCCGCGCTGCTGACCATGTGGTCGCGATGTCCGCTGAATGTCGGGAACTTTTTCACAGCGTCTACAAGTTTAAAAATACGACGCTTGTGCCTTTTGACACAGGGTTGCCTCCTACACGCAAAACGGTGAATGTGAACCAGCGTCGGATACGGCTGTTGTTGCCGTGGTTTGACCGAAATGCGCGCTGCGCTCACCAGCTATTTTTGACAAATCTGCAACTGCTGCTTACCCGGATGCCGGAGGCAAATTTAACGGTTGCAATTACGTCTAGTCAGTTTTCCCCGGCGATAGCGAAGTTTTTTACGCGGCTTGGCGAAAAACTCGACAAACGTGTAAATGTTATCCGGCGTGTGCGTTACGCCGACCGACCGAAGTTGTTCTTGAATCACGATTTAACGCTATACCCTGCAGAGTGTGACAACTACGGTTTTTGCGGTCTGACGTCTATTGCTTGCGGCACGCCAATATTAACATTTGCCGTACCGCCGCAAATTGATTTTGCATATCCGGACACAAACGCAGTGGTAGTAAAAACAAAAGTGAATTATGATGAGTACGGCGTCGCTCATGCTGACCCTGATTACGAGCGATACTTTTCGGCGCTGCAAACGCTGATTGCCGAACCTTGGCATATTGATGCCATGAACAAACGAATCAACTACAACTTAAACTCTCGACGCAAATCTTTTGAAACGGGGTGGCAAGCTATTTTGCGTCTTGTGTAGCGCATGGAGGCGCCGCATGAAAAAAACTCACGAGCTATCGTTTGATAAAACAATCGAATTTTCGCGGCGGTATTACAAAGATCACACTACTTTGCTCGGAGAGTCGTTATCGGCGCACTGCCAACAAGTAGCGCGTCAAGCTGAAACGATTGCCGGTCGGTTGTACAAAGATGTGCGCCCAGACTATTTTCAAGACTCCAGCAAAGACGGCATTGCGGCGATTATCCACGGCGCCCTACTCCACGACATTTTCAACGTCGGCGCCTGCCCGTTTGAGCACGTAGCTGAGGCCACGACCGTTCAGATTGCGGCCAGCGTCGCCGACATTAGCCGCGACTTTCGTTTAGTAGAGACAAAGCGCGATATGGAGTTCCGCGGCCGGCTAAGTCAAAGCCCTGTCTCGTCGCAAGTAATCGCCGCGGCAGACATTATTTGTACTGCCAACGACGCGCTTAAATTTCTAACCGCTTCCGGCCACTCAGCGATACCAAAGGTTAAGAAGATTCTTACCCAGCTTGACGGTGACTTGCTAGCAATACATGCAGCCAACAAGTACTACTCTCTGCGCCTGTACGTTCACGCCGCTAGAAACCTCTTGACAACTATTAGTCAAGAGATTAAAACCTGCAAGAATCGCGTCAAAATGGCTAGAATTGCAGCGGCGTCAACAGAGTCGCTGCGGGAAAAAATAGCCGCACGCGAAAAAGAAACAGCAGTTCCGGTAGAAACAAAAGGACGAAAAAATGCCGGCAAAAAATCTCGTACGTCAAATTCTTGATCAGTACAAGACGGCTAATCCTAACCACACCGAACCAGAGACAAAGCTGCTCAACGGTTTCGGCGAGTTCGCTGAACAATGGTTGCGTACGATAAAGATTATCGGCGTGGGGTATACGGTTAACGGCATGGTGCTTCGTACGGCCGCGGGGGAAGAGTTGGTCTTGGATGACTCGTCCGCCACGCCCCCGACAAACATTCCGGGATACAACGCGGTCGGTATTACTGGCAACGCCGCCCCGATGTCCGTGACCACACCGATGCGGCCATCGGACTTCTCTATTACCGGGGGGGCTGGCTAGGCGTGTTTATTTGTTTTGAGGGCATTGACGGCGCTGGTAAAACAACTCAAGCGCGCATGCTGCATCAACGTCTGTGTGCCGAAGGACTATCGCCTGAACTAGTCCACGATCCCGGCACGACAAAAATCGGTACGGCTATTCGGCAGATTCTTCTGCACAACGACGCCCCGATCTCTGCGCACGCGCAAATGCTTCTTTTCTCGGCCGCGCGGGCTGAACTAGCAGTGCACATTCGCGCGGTGCTTGATGCCGGCGGCCACGCCATTTGTGACAGATGGTTGCTTTCCACGTTGGTTTATCAGGGCGAAATAAACGGCATCAGCGAAAAACTAATTACGACAATTTTTCAGGAAACCTCGCGCGTTGAGCCTGACCTCTGCTTTCTTCTAGACCTCGACCCTGAAGATGCGGGGGCTCGGATGACAAAAAGGTCCGGCAGCCAAAAAATGGACCGATACGAGCGGCGTTGCGTCAGTGACCGAATCCGTATGCGCGATGCTTATCTCCGCTACGCCGACGAGCCGCCCCACAACAAAAACATGTATGTTGTCTCTGCCGCTGAAAGCCCAGAGGAAACACACGAGTTGGTGTACGATGCCGTCATGACTGTCTTTTCTAGAATGGAGTCTAAAAATGACAATGGCCGTAAGCGTTTGCTTGAAAAATCGTGAACGTTCCGCTGCCTTATTGCAAGCCCGGCAACAAGCGCAGCAGCTAGAAAAAAAGCTGTTGCTGTCGCCACAAAACAGAACAGCTGTTGTGGCTATGCGTACGGTATGTTATTTGTTGATTCAGTTAGTGCAAAAATACGTTACACGGTCCCCGAAGGCTTATCAGGACTACGAGCAGCTTATGCACTGCACTCGCATATTGCGCGAGCTTGGATTTAAACCACCAAGCGCTACAGAAACCACCGCTGACGAAACTACGTATAACGCGGACGCTGTAATTAATTCGCAGGACTACCGGTATCTGCGTAACCGCGCGATTGCGTGTTTAGCCACTATTGCTGATCTCACTGAAAAACCTACGGCTGTCGGAACACCCGAGTTTCAAAGCGGTATGCGTGAGGGTTACCGGCGCGCTAGCGATATTGCGGCGGCTTTTTTAACTGACTTTGGCGCAGGAGTTTCTGACGATGAATAGCACTTTGATCGAACTACGGGATTTGAATCCCGAGGCTCTTTTGTTAGATAATATGGACGAGGCGCTTGTTGGCGTCGGTCAGGTTGGCCTTGCTGACCCGGTCGCTGTCTATAGCCAAGCTTTGATTTTTGCAAAATTGTCGCGCGATGGTTTTTCCCCAGAGGAAGCCGCCGCGTATTTTCAAGAAAAAATGACTGAGATGGCCAACGCAACCTATGCTCCGGTAATTTTACGGGACGTCATCGAGGAATAATTTTCGTGGCCACCATAGTTCTTAATTCTGCAGACACGATTCAATTTGTTAACATTAGTGTCCGTGATAAACAGTCTGCCCCAACAATGCTCATGCAGGCCGGTGATTGGCAAAACGAGTCTGGCGTAGAAACCGGTATAACGGTTGACGTCACCGGCGCCGAAGTGCCAATCTTAACTGCCGACAATGCCCGAAAGCTGGCCAAATGGTTACAACGCGCCGCCGACAGCTTAGACGGCGTAAAATCGCCCGCTAAAAAACGCCACAAATTTACGTACGAAGAAGACGACGATAACGACGATTTTTCGCGGCGGTATTGACGTGTGCGTGTGTTGGGTCGGGCTGCGCGATAGATTAAACTATATGCTGCGCGCACCAACCACAAAATTATCGCCATGTCAAACAAAAAAATATCCGAATTAACGCCAAAAGCGATTCCGGGCTCGGCGGACCTCTTGCCAATTGTCGACGTTGGCGTAGAGCCATACGCGTCAAAAAAGACTACTGTTAGCGGACTTGCTGACGCGTTATCTTCGCTAATTGATTTCTCTGGCATTGTTGGTTACACGGGACCAACGGGTGTCACAGGAGCAGCCGGCGCGACGGGTGCTCAGGGCCTTCAAGGAATTGCCGGGTTGAATGGGCCCGGAGGCCCGACTGGGCCGATTGGCCCGACTGGGCCTACTGGCGCTACCGGCGTTCAAGGCGCTACCGGCGTTTACGGTTCCACCGGCGCAACTGGGCCACAAGGCTCGTCTGGCGCGAGCGGTCTGTCAGGTCCCACCGGACCGATTGGCGCAACCGGACCTGCAGGTGTTACAGGTCCTTCTGGCTTGACTGGGCCTACCGGCCCTACTGGCGTCACTGGTGCAACTGGTCCTTCTGGCTTGACTGGGCCTACAGGTCCTACTGGCGTCACTGGTGCAACTGGTGTTACTGGCGTGACTGGGCCTACAGGTCCTACTGGTTTGACAGGGCCTACAGGCCCTACTGGTGCAACTGGTGTTATTGGCGTGACTGGGCCTACAGGTCCTACTGGTTTGACAGGCCCTACTGGTGCAACTGGTGTTACTGGTGCAACTGGTCCTTCTGGTTTGACAGGACTTACGGGCCCTGCTGGGCCTACTGGCGCTACGGGGCCTGTCGGGCCCGCCGGCAACGACGGCAACTCTATTACTATTCTTGGCGTAATAAGTTCTTGGCCGCCGGCAACTGCCGGCTCAGCCGCCGTGGGCGATTTATGGCTTGCAGTTACTCCCGTCCCAGCCGGCGCTCCAGCTGGAACTGTGGCCGGTGACGGAATTATGTGGTCAGGTTCAGCGTGGATAAACATTGGCCAGATACGGGGCCCAGCTGGCCCCAGCGGGCCTCAAGGCGCAACCGGCGTTGGAGCTACAGGTCCACAAGGCCCGACAGGTCCAGCCAGTCCTGCCGGCAATTCTTGGACACGGTTAACCACTTCAAACTTTGTAAGTAATTCATTTACGGCAACCTCTGGTGGGCAATACTACTTTGCGCCTGACGATACCACGTCGCTAATCTCTAGAACGATAGCTGACCCGCCGAGCCCAGCTCAGGGCGCCTATTATTTAGTTTGGAATCAAGGCGACCCGATCATCACGCTTGTAGGCGGTACCGCGGTTCGATCAGGTCAAATTGTCGCGCGTATTTTTGATCCTTCGATGAGCGGTTGGTTTAACAGAGTGCTAGTCGACACAAATAGCGTCGGCAGCGACTACGAGTTTTCTGTTAGCTTTAACGGCTCAGCGCCAAATGCTGTTACCAGTTTGCCCGCTGGTTGGTCAGCCAGCATATCGTCGAATGACGTCACAATTACACACACTGTCGGCAAGCAGGTAAAAGACGTTACTTATTGGGGATATACGGCGTCTTCGGCGTTGTGGCACGCTCGCTACCCGACAGCTAGCAATGAATTAACTACAACAAACGCAGGAAAAACAACCGCTTTTACGATTCGTATTTCTAACACGGTTGTGTCGTGCGACAGCGGCGGCACTGCTCGAATAGTTTGTTTCTTTTAATGGGGTGTTGTTGAGCCATGACTCTCGCACCTCCAAAAATTCTTCAGATACGTATATTAAGCGTAACCGAGTTGCCGGATCGGCTATCCGGAAACTATTGGTCTAGCAGCGCTTATCGGTGGACAGCCACGTTAGCGGTTAATCCGCAAACTCACGGCGACCCGGCGTCTTCAACAGGCTTTTACTACACAGCCCGCGACATCAAAATCGGCGACTATGTCGTAACCAGCGGCCGTGGTTTAATTCTTAAAGTAATTGCTGTAAATGCCGGTTCGGTTACAGACACGTCTATCCAGTGCACGCTTGAAGACGAAAATCAATACAACGCGTTTCTAAGCGAAAACTCAGACGGTGACGGTTTAATTCCGTCAAACAATACAGAAGGCGTACTGTTTGAAACAAAAAACGGCTGGCCTATTTTGCATCCTTTACCGGACGCGTTGGCTGGTACGTTGCCGCCCTATTTTTCAGCTGACATTATTTCTCGGTTTATGTACACCCGGCCCGCCGACTCTGGCGGCAGTGGGTCTGCAGGCCCTACAGGTGCTGCTGGTCCTACTGGTGTTGCAGGCCCAACCGGCGTTGCTGGAGCTACTGGTCCAACTGGCGCTGCTGGGCTAAACGGAGCTACTGGTCCAACCGGTGTTGCTGGAGCTACTGGTGTTGCTGGTCCAACTGGCGTTGCTGGGTTAGATGGCGCTACTGGTCCAACTGGGGCTGCGGGCGCTACTGGCGTCGCAGGCCCGACTGGCGTTGCTGGAGCTACCGGTGTTGCTGGGTTAGATGGCGCTACTGGTCCAACTGGGGCTGCTGGCCCAACTGGCGCTGCGGGCGCTACTGGCGCCGCAGGCCCGACTGGCGTTGCTGGAGCTACCGGTGTTGCTGGGTTAGACGGAGCGACGGGCCCAACCGGCGCTGCTGGGCTAAACGGAGCTACTGGTCCAACCGGTGTTGCTGGGCTAGATGGCGCTACTGGTCCAACTGGGGCTGCTGGTCCAACTGGCGTCGCGGGTGTTGTTGGGGCTACGGGCGTTATTGGCCCAATTGGCCCCGCTGGCGTCACCGGTCCAACTGGTCCTGTTGGAGCTACTGGTCCAACTGGGGCTGCTGGGTCGCAAGGTATAGACGGAGCGACGGGCCCAACCGGCGCTGCTGGGCTAAACGGAGCTACTGGTCCAACCGGTGTTGCTGGAGCTACTGGTGTTGCTGGTGTTGCTGGATTAGACGGAGCTACTGGTCCAACCGGTGTTGCTGGTCCAACTGGTGTTACAGGCCCTACAGGTCCTGCTGGTCAGCAAGGTGTTGCTGGTCCTACTGGTGTTACAGGTCCTACAGGTCCTGCTGGTGTTGCTGGGCCGCAAGGTATAGACGGAGCTACTGGACCTACAGGCCCCGCCGGGGTTGCTGGTCAGCAAGGTGTTGCTGGTCCAACTGGTGTCGCCGGGCCGCAAGGTATAGA